TGATTACGGCAAGGTCTATACGGCATTCTGGACAAGCGAAGATGTCCGCGCCTTGAGTGAGGATGGTCGCACTCTGGCTTTGTATTTATTGACATGCCCGCATGGAAACATGATCGGGTGTTTCCGTCTCACTGATGCATACGCTGCTGATGACCTTTCATGGAATCTCGAAAGGGTATCGAAAGGGTTCGAAGACCTAGTATTAAAGGGTTATGCATACCGTTGCAATAGGACGTTTTGGGTAGTGATTAACCGATATCTGAAATGGAATCAGTTTGAAAACCCGAACGTCGGCAAGGCGGCTGGCAAGTTGTTCGAAACAATCACACCGCCGAACGAAGTAAAAGCGTTGCTGGTCAAGGCTTTGCGAGAATATTCGCCAACTTTTCCAGAGTCAATTCTGCATAAATTTGAAACCCTTCACATACCCTTCGACAACCCTTCGATACTCAGTCCCGAAACAGTAGTAGGAGCAGTAGCAGTAACAGTAGCCGGAACCAAGCCAACCCCGCTTGTCGAGCAAAAGCCGCTCGACACAATTTCTGAAATTTTTGCTTACTGGCAAAAAGTAATGTCTTCACCAAAGTCGGTACTCGATACCAACCGCAAGGGACTTATCACGAAGGCATTGAAAAACTATTCGGCCGCAGACATCTGTCGGGCCATTCGAGGATGCAGCAAGTCCCCGCACAACATGGGGCAGAACGATCAAAAGACGAAATACAACGGCCTGGGCTTGATTCTGCGCAATGCGGAAAAAATAGATCGATTCATACAACTCGACAGCGCGCAGGCTGTGGCTGAGACGGAAACGCTTGAGCAACGTAATGCTCGGATCATTGCAGAAGTCATGCACGATGTTCGCGACAGCGATGCGAACACTGTTGAGATGGAGTCGTGATGGAAGACCAGGATAAAAGCACATTCTTGGGCCTGCTGAGTCGCACGATGGGCGCTTATGGGAAGGGTCTTCCTGAAGGAGGGATCATCGCAGCCTGGCTGACTGAGATGCGGCCGTTCCCAATCGAAGTAATCGATACCGCTATGGCTGTCTATCGCAATGAAAATGGGCAGTTCGCACCCGTTCCAGCAGGGATCGCAAAAATTTGCCGCGTGATGGACGGTCGACCCTCTGGCGAAGAAGCTTGGGCGATCGCATTGACCAGCCTGGATGAATCGGACACGGTTGTTTGGACTAACGAGACCGCAGCGGCATTTGCTATTTGCAGATCTGTTTTTGACCTTGGGGATGAAGTCGGCGCACGTATGGCGTTCAAGGAATCGTATGCACGTTTGATCTCTGATGCTCGATCTGCCGGCATTCCTGCGCAGTGGTCTGCCTCGCTTGGTTGGGACGGTCGCAAGCGCGAATCTGCGATTGGTCGGGCTCATGTCGCTGGCCTCTTGACGGGACCGGTCGTCGCTGGGCTATTGCCGAATTTCAGCGTAGACGGCGAACAAGCATCCGAATCGCCGGAAGGGCTGAAAAAGATCAAGGAATTGATGGCTGAGTTAAACCAAAAACGTATCGCTGATGCTGCAAATTTGGAACAGAAAAAGGCGTTTGAGCGTGAGGCAGTTCAGGCTCGAAAAGACGAAATATATGCGCAAGTGAAACAGCGCACCGGGAGTATCCATTGAGCGATTTCAATAAATTCCTCGCGATTCGAAAAGCATATGCAGAATGCATGCCCGAATGGATAGAAGAGTATCAGCGTACCGGAGATATGCGGCAAGACCCATATTTTATGAACTGGGAATTTACGCCCATCGAAAATTCTGTATGGGCCGACATTCGCGGCATGGGGCTTCCCTTCTTTCCGCAAGTGCCGGCACTGAACTATTTTCTCGATTTTGCGTGCCCGTTTCTAAAAATCGCAATTGAGTGCGATGGAAAAGCATGGCATGACCACGATCTGGATAAGGCGCGCGATGCACGTCTAGCTGCAAATGGCTGGATGATTTTTCGCATTGAGGGCCATGAATGCTACCGGGTCATTACTCCGTGGGATGAAAACGAGGAAGAAGAAAATCATGAGGCAGTTGAGCAATATTTTCTAACTACTTCCGAAGGAATTGTTAGCGCGATTCAGAGGCGTTATTTCAATGATTCGTCTACAGAAAAATATAACCATTGGATTGAATCGACGCTTTTCAACCATCGATCGACGCCAGAAACATTTCCAAATCGTGTTATTCCGCAGAAACCAAGCGGCCCGGTGCTATTCAGCGCTGCACTGGTCCCATGGCTGGAAACCTTTATGCAGCGACTTGAGCGGAGCGCGTGATGACCTGCATCGAATGCGCCAATGCAGACGCCAAATCCAATCCGGTCTATGCCCGGATCGGCTTGGCCAAGTGCATCCAGTTCCCGACACCCACCGGTCATTTTCTCAGCATGACATTTAAGCGCGAGTGCAAAGCGTTCGCGCCAGCAGATCCGGAAGAAGTATTAAAACGTCGCACCTGGTTAGAAAAACAACGCAGTTTAAATTCAAAAAAGGAGAAATAACATGACTCAAACGATTGAAGAATTACGGCAAGACATCTCATCTAAGCAAGCAGAGCTTTCGGCCGCACTCGCCAAGTTGGATGCATCGGTAACTGACGAGAATTTCGTACCGGTACCGGAAATGCAGTTTGAACTCGAAGACGGCACGATCCATACCGAGCCGGCATTCCTCATTGGCGCGTATCTGAACAGCAAAGGCGACGCCGGCCAGATTGTGATCGATCCGAAGCGCATGCCATGGACCGGCATCAATTATTACGAGGCCGATGAAATTTGTGAAGCCAATGGCTTGCCGCAAGTCACTGAAACGCAATGGCTCGCGATGGCGCTCAACGCATACCACGTCGCTGAAAATTGGACCGGCGGCGCAGTTGGCGAAGGTTCGATGTTCCAGGGCATCCGCAACGGCGGCGGCGCGCGGCCGGGCGAATACGTCCCGACCGATAAAACCGAACAGCGCTGGTTGCGGCTGTCGAACGGCTCCCGGATCTGCGATATCAACGGCAACGTCCTTCAATGGGTGAAAGACAACCTGCACGGTGACAAAAAAGGATTGATCGCCAAGAAGATCACATTGGCCTCGCCATCGATCGCACTGGCGCCGCATCCATCGCTGACTAAGGGCATGGGCTGGCGGCCAAGCCAGGGTGTGGATTGGTCCAGCCGTGCGCTCCTCCGAGGCGGCTACTGGGGCTCGGGCGACTATGCCGGCGCCTTCCGTCTCGGCGTCTGGAATCCCGTCACCCGCGGCGACAGTCTCGGCTTCCGCAGCACCAAGCCTAGCTCGGGTCTCTGATCCCTGGCTTCGGGCGGCTGCGCAAGCAGTTGCCCTGTAAAGAACAGATATGAAAACCAATGAATTGAATTAGCGGGGAGATAAGGATGAAAAAGGATTTCAGAATTGAAGCGGCCCACAAAGCCACCGGCGCCCATCTCGCGCGCGAGGGTCAATTTCAGCGCGGCGAACCGCTAATCCAATCGGATGAGCATGAATACTGGCATCGAATGGAGGATGAATTAGACGCCAAGCGAAAAGACGACGGCGCCGGCGCGATCGTCGGAATGCTGGGCGCGGTGTTCATTATGGGATTAGCCCTCGCTGGTTTGTATTGGGCATTCAAATGAATGGCCGGGACAAAAAGACCGCACCGCGGCAAAGCCAGGTCATCAGCGTCATGGACATCGGCGTGCGCTACAAGGCATCCACGCTCGCCGCCAAGTTCGATATTGCTACGACGACCATGACAACACTCCTACGCACCATGGCGGAACTAGGTTCCATCCAGTCGATGGTCGAAGGCACGCAGCGCAAATACCTGATTCCGGTCGATCAGCCGCCGGCGGCGCCGGACGCGGTGGCGCGTAACCCGCACGTTTTCACGCCGCCGCTCGACGGCTCAATGTCAAAAGCGCGCGATAACTTCGTGGCTGGATGTATGGCGGTGCGCCGTGTTTAGCGACAAATCCATGGAGCGGGCCGAGCAACTCCCATGCGAAAAGGCTCAAGAGGCCGTAGCGCTGCGCCCGCGCACATCCGGCTTCTTCGATCTGCCCATGCAAACCATGTGCAACGACCCCGAGCATAACGTCCCATCGCATCTGTACGTGCCGGCCGGTCAAGGCTATCGCCATATCTGCCCGCGCTGCGGCTACATGCAAACCATCGTCAATGCACCGGTAACGATGGCCGACCAGGCGCGCCGGAATGATTTGCTGCTGGCTGATGCGATCAGCGCTGGGAGGATCGCCAAATGAAAGCTTCTGAAACTGGTTCGTGGGCATTCACCGCCGCGCCAACCGACGACTCCGATATTCGGTGCCGTGAGTGTAGCGTATTCAGCCCCTTGTCCGAATGGGAGATAGGCAGCGTTGATTGCGAGTGCTGTGGCGATCACGATGCAATGGTATGCCCTGCTTGCGGTGAGTGTGAGGATCACGTTTATTCAGACCACCATCCGATGGAAGTGCGGCTCAACTTAGGAGGAAAGATATGACCGGAGCAATGGAGGGGATAGACATGCTATCGCTGATGCTGGCGCGGGATGGGAAGGAAAAGAGCAGGGCAATGCCTGCGAACCGGTATGACGATCCGGCTAAACATGTTGAATTCGGGAAAGCTATGGAATATAAAGAGATTGCGGATCAACTGCTGCAGGAGTGGCACGAATGGTCTGCGACGTACCGGCCGGCACTAGGCGTTCCGGGTTGCGCGCCATCGTGCCGCGAAGCCACGACAAGCAAGCAGTGGGATAGTACAACCGATATCGGCGATGCCAGCATCCGCGCCAAGGAAATGGAAAACGTCGAATGGTGCGTCGACGCGATTCCACTGCCATGCCGCCAAGCGATCGGGATCGAAATGAAGAATCGCGCTGTCAAGGCGAAGGTCTGGCGTTGCGCCGGCGCCGCGACGTATGACGAGGCGATCGAGGCGATTCTACCGATCATGCGCAAGCGCGGCTTATTTGATTGAGTACGTTCGACTATGCTTACTGCTTCCGCTTTAGGCATAGTCCAGCGATCCCAATTACATTTTTGCGACAAATATTAAAAAATGCTTGTGCTGTTTGTAAATACAGTATATTCTCCTTTTTGTGGAGCGAAGTCGCGCCCGAAGATTTATAGCAATCAGATAGTTTGTGTGAATCGCAAGCCCCGAACCTTAACTGGCCGGGGATTTTTGTTTTTCAGATCAATAGCGGAGTGGAGCAGTGGGCAGCTCGTCGGCCTCATAAGCCGAAGGTCGGTGATTCGAATTCACCCTCTCGCTACCAAACGCGGGAGCGTCACGCGCAAGACCTGGGTAAAGCCAGTGAGCGCCGATTTAATCAGCGGGTGCGGCATAGTGTGCCTCATGCTTACCGCACCGGACGCTGTACCCGGTAACCTATTTAGACTGCGACAAGTTCGACGTTCTTGCCGAGTGCGCCAAGCGCCTCTTCAATACGATCGATCTTAGTCGTATGGTGTAGATCGATAAGGCGATTAACTTCTTGCTTTGTTGTTTCAAGGCGAGCGGCAAGATCAACCGGCCGCATCTGTTGGGCCAGCATCTCATTAAGCAGCATCACTTTTGCGGCGATGCTAAGAGGAAGAGCGATAAGACGCTCGCCTTTTTTAGCTTTAGATGGTGGAGGCACAGGGCGTTTATCCTCGAAATAGAAGTCCATCGAGGTTAAGAGTGCATCAGCAGCCATATCGAGTGCCTCCTCTTCGGTATCGCCCTGGGTAATTGCCTCTGGGATATCGCGGAAAGTAACGACAAAGCCACCGGCTTCGTGATCTGGTTCAAAGTGAGCTGGATATTTCATTCTATGCTTTCTATATTAGAGATTCCGGGTACTTATTTCTGCTTGTAACTGGTAATGCGGTGTATCTAGCGATCGTGAGAAAACCCCTTTCGGGGTAGTCTCACTTTAGTCCAAGTTGTTTTTTTATCCCCTCCACAGTTCCTTTTTTCATATCTTGGGAACCGTGTCGGCCTATGATGGTTTGCTTGCCGTTCAGTGTGACTTTCATGTGTTTCGCACCATCCTCGAAAGTCGCACCTTGCTGCTTTAACCATCTGACAAGCTCGCTTTGTTTCACCGCACCTCCTTTGTTTGTTTCGATGTATGTATAGTAATCAAATATGATTACTGACGCAAGCACTTTCGGTAACTATATTTGATTACTTTGTAACGAGTCTCCATCCAATCCGAAAGATTGGACTTGCCCGCACCGCTTGCCCGGCTGCGGGCTTTTTTATATGGCTTCGGCCACATTGATTGTTCCGAGAGACTGCTGACTAGGTTGGGTGAACGCGCACACGCTGCGACGGGTTGCTCGGGATATTCGTTTTTGAATAGTTGTCGCTCAACCGCTAGCTGGTAACACGGGATATATGCCCAGCGCCGCCGACGTAGACGATCCGACCTTTCGAGTAGTGGATGTACCCAGGAGCGGGCGGCGGCAATTTAAGGATTTGAGATGGCATACCCAACCGATCAAGGAAATCCGGCCGCTGCGATTCCGGCCTATGAGGTGGGTCAACCAGGCGCAGGGCCATATCCTAATCGTCAAAGTTTGGCTGGTGGCGCAATTCCCGTGTATGTGGTGTCCGGCCCCGGCACAGCGCCTTATCCTGCCGACCAATCGAAAGCGCGCGGTGCAATTCCAATACGGATTGTTTCGGCGCCAGTGGGCAACGGACCATTTTCGAGTGACCAGAAGCAAAACACCGGCGGCATTCCAATTTGGGTAGTGACAAATCCAACAGGGAAGTTATCAGCCTACCCGAACGCGCAAAACAACCCGCTCGGCGCGATACCCGTTTATTTGGTGTAACCCGATGGCGAAGAATAAAGTATCGGCGATTCGCGATGCTATGCGAACAAGGCCGATGCCGCCCAAAGAGATATTTGACCCGGTAGGCAAGTTATTTCATGCGGCGCCGGACGTTCTAGCGTGGGCGCAGGAGCAAATCCTGAAAGACGGCGCCCCGCTCTATAACGAAGACCACAAGCACTTAGAGTTCGCCGACATCGCGTTTATGTGGGCTGAATCCGGTTTCGTGAAAGCAGGGCGCACGGTGCTCGGCCAGTGCGAGGAGATTACCTTTCGCTGTGGCCTGTGGCAAAAGGGGCGCCAGCAACAGCAGATGGTCGAATGGTTCGGGCATGTGCCTGATTATCTAATTACGCTAGACGCCAAGTTCTGCATTGAGTGTTCGGACGCTGACTTCTGCGCATTGGTAGAACACGAGCTTTATCACATAGGACATCTACTGGATGAGTACGGTCAGCCAGCCTATGGTAAGTGGGGCGATCCGAAGCTTGGAATTCGCGGTCATGACGTGGAAGAGTTCACTGGAGTGGTCCGGCGCTACGGGGCATCTGCCGATGTCGCCAAGATGGTAGAGGCTGCCAACAAGATGCCTGAAGTATCAAAACTTAACATTGCAAGGGCGTGCGGCACATGCCTTTTAAAGTCGGCATGACTTGGAATGTGCTTGGAAGAAAGTAAGTAAATGGCGGCTCTCACCGAAAAGGTAAAACTCCATATCGTGCAGGCATTGGCTTGTTTCGATACGCCGACGCAAGCCTCTAAGAGCGTCCAAGCAGAATTTGGGCTGGCTGTTTCGCCGCAGCAATGCGAGGCATACGATCCTCATAAACGGACGGGAAATCGTCTTAGCGAGAAATATAAAAAGATTTTCGAAGCTACCCGAAAAGCTTTTCTTGAAGATACGAGTTTAATTGGTGTGTCACACCGCGCGGTGCGCTTGCGCACGTTGCAGCGCCTTATTGATCGCTGCGAGAGTTCAGGCAACGTCCCATTGACGGCGCAATTGCTTGAGCAGGTTGCCAAAGAGACTGGCGATTCTTTTACCAATAGACAAAAAGTCCAACTTAATGCCGCGGTTACGAACAGGGAGCCACGCGAATTGACGGACGAAGAGCTGAAAGAAGAGCTTGCTAAATATGGGATCGAACCATGAAAAGCTTGCTCTTTTAAAGGAAGCTAGATTACGGAAATGCCGAACGGATTTTCTGACCTATCGCAAGACCATCAACCCGACGGCTAAATGGGGCTGGTGGCAGATAGAAATAGCGCGCGAGTTGCAGACGTTCTTTGATGACCTGGTGGCAGGTAAGCGCCCGAAGCTAGTTATTCAGGCACCTCCGCAGCATGGTAAGTCGGTGCAAGTCATCGATTTTATTTCTTGGATTGCCGGCAAGAACCCATCCTGTCGGACTATCTACACGTCGTTTTCAGAACGATTAGGTATTAGGGCTAATCTTCGGCTACAGCGGTTATACGATTCGCCAATTTACGCCGAGATATTCCCAGGGACAACGATCAACCGATCGAATGCCGTGACGCTGGCCGGACAGTATTTACGGAATCGGGAGATTCTTGAGTATGTCGGAACAGAAGGTTATTTTCGGAATACAACGGTTCGCGGATCGATTACCGGCGAGTCTTTGGATTTGGGTGTTATCGATGACCCGATTCGTGGTAGGTCCGACGCGAATAGTCCGACGATCCGTGATGCGGCGTGGGATTGGTTCACGGATGATTTCTTCACCCGATTTAGTGAAGAGGCCGGATTACTGGCGATTCTGACTCGTTGGCATGTAGACGACCCTATCGGACGTTTGATAGATCGATATCCAGAAGTAAAAGTATTGAGTTACCCGGCAATCGCGGAGGTGAACGATGCTAATCGAAAGGTTGGCGAAGCACTTTTCCCAGAACACAAGTCGGTTGAATTCTTGCGTGAGCGCGAGTCGATCATGGATCGGCCGAATTGGCTTGCTCTGTATCAGCAACGTCCTACGGCGTCAATGGACGGAACACTTTTCAGCGCTGAAAACATGCTTGTTGACGGGCAACCTGTGCCGATTCCAGTTGGCTGCGATTTTGTTTATGCAGTCATCGATTCAGCATTCAAAGCAGGCGACAAGAACGACGGCACGGCTGTCGCATATTGGGCCAGGTCTCGTTTCACTGGTATCCCGCTGGTTCTCTTGGATTGGGACATCGTTCAGATCGAAGGCGACTTGATCATTGAATGGTTTCCATCGATTACATCTAGGCTTGAAGAATTATCGACAGCGACTAAGGCGAGGATGGGCAGCGCTGGCACGTTTATTGAAGATAAGGCCAGCGGAATTATATTGCTGCAGCATGCCGCTAGAAATGGGCTTCAAGCCCATGCGATCGATAGCAAGCTGACAGCGGTTGGCAAAGATGCGCGCGGCATAGCGGTCTCTGGGTACGTATATGAAGGGCGCGTCAAGATGAGCGCGCCGGCATACAACAAGGTAACTAAATATAAGGGAAGAACGCAGAACCATTTCATGACGCAATTCTTCGGATATCAACTTGGGGTACCAAATCAGGCTGATGATCTTTACGACGTAGGCGTTTACGGCATTTCGATTGGTTTGGGCGATTCAGAGGGCATTTAAATGAGCGAACACAGCACGATTGGCATTTCAGGATCGTCGCTAGGCTCCGCTCTATCCGACCTCCTCATGTGTGATGAGATGGTGCCAGGCGCTGAAATAAGCTACCAGCTGGCCAAGACGATTTATCTATATCACCCGCTCGGCGGGAAGATGGTCGACAAGCCAATCAAGATGGCGATGAGCCAGGATCGGATTATCGCCATACCGGGCAGTCCAGAAGATATGGTCAAAAAGGCATTTCTCGCTGAATGGGATGCCTTGCAGTGCGATAAGCTCATTGCCAATACAAAACGGATTTCACGCATCTATGGTGTTTCCTCAATCGTATATGGCGCTGTCGGAGTCGATACTGATAAAGCGATCGATCCGAAGGATTTATCGAAATTGGAGTTGTATTTCAATATCCTTGACCCGCTGAATACGGCCGGCAGCTTGGTATTGAACCAAGATCCGAATGCGCCGGACTTTCTGAAGCACGCATCGATCACTGTGTCTGGACAACCTTACCACCGGTCCCGCGCATGCGTGATTATGAATGGCGAACCGATTTACATCGGTTACACCAATTCGGCATTCGGCTATGTCGGGCGGTCGACGTATCAGCGTGCGTTGTTCCCGATGAAGTCATTTGTTCAGTCGATGATTACCGACGATATGGTGACGCGTAAGGCTGGGTTGCTGATCGCTAAGATGAAGGGCGCCGGTAGCATCGCTGACAACCTGATGCAGAAACTTGCCGGCTTCAAGCGCCAACTGCTCAAGGAAGCGAAGACCGGCAACGTGTTGAATGTCGATATTACCGAGGATATCGAAACGCTGAATATGCAGAATGCCGATACGGCAATGTTGACTGCACGCAAAAATATCATCGAAAATATTGCATCGGCCGATGACATGCCGGCGAAGATTTTACTATCAGAATCTTTTGCTGAGGGCTTCGGCGAGGGTTCTGAGGATGCCAAAGACGTCGTGCGTTATTTGGTTGGCTTGCGTGACGAGTTGCAGCCGCTATACGACTTCTTTGATCCAATCGTCATGCGGCGCGCGTGGAGTCCTGAGTTCTATGAGACTGTCCAGGCTCAGTTTCCAGAATTCAAAAAAATCAGTTACAACGCGGCGTTCTACTCTTGGTCGAATGCCTTCAGCGCCACCTGGCCGAATCTAATCGAAGAGCCTGAAAGCGAAAAGACCAAGACCGACGACGTTAAGTTAAAAGGCATCGTTGCGATGTTGGAAGTCCTACTGCCGAATATGGACCCTGAAAACAAAGCGATCCTGATTGACTGGGCGGCTTCGAACTTCAACGAATGTAAGTCACTGCTGCAACATCCTCTTGTTTTGGATATGGAAGCTTTACGCGACTACGTTCCTCCAGAACCGCCAGCAGCGGTCGACGCGCCGAAACCCTTCGCTGCAGCCGCATGATGTCACCATTTTACAGAGTGATCGAAGCCGCGATCGCCGATATTGAAGCGAATGGCTACGACAGCCAGGAACGCATCGATTACTGGGTCACCAAGATCGAGGCGGCCGCCCGCGCTACGGCAACACCAGAGCATGTGCTGCAAGAGGCGCTGAATCAGCAGATGCAATCTATTTATCGCCGCATGATAGAGCGCGGCGATATATTGAAGGTGCATCAAGGCATACAGCGGTTCACGCTTGAAAAGTTGCGACCGTCCCTGCGCAACGAGTTGGACCGCCGCATCATGGCCAGCGCCAATCTGATCAAGATGAACCGGGCGAGCGCGATCGCAGATACAAGGCAGAGATTCGTAGGCTGGGCGACGTCAATACCGAAAGGCGGTACGCGCGCGGTCGATAAGATGGAAGTCAAAACGGATCTGCGCAAGGCGCTGACGCAGTTGCCATTTGAGGAGCGCCGGGTAGCGATCGACCAGGGGCATAAATTTGTCGGCGCGTTGAATAACATCCTGGCCACGAACGGCGGAGCGATTGCTCTTATCTGGAAGTCGCACTGGCGCCGGCCTGGTTATCACTACCGCAAAGACCACAAAGAACGCGATGGCCATGTGTACACGATTCGTAATAATTGGGCGCAAGAGCGTGGCTTGATGAAGAAAGGCCTGAATGGCTATTACGATGAAGTAACTGCGGTCGGCGAGGAAATATTCTGTTCTTGTGGCGCGCAATATCTATACGCCCTACGCGATCTACCGCCTGAGATGTTGACCATTAAGGGCGAACAGGCACTTGATTCGATCCGAACTTGATTTCGGGCAGTTGCTATTTTTACCGCGTAATAATGATTTAGGAGTGTGGCGTTTCTAGAGGGCTATCTGAATTAACAGGGCGCAGGCCGCAATTGAGGGGCTTGTATTGCATTGTCGTATGAATGCATTGAGCGATGTCCAGAAAGCACGTAAATCCGGTTTAGACCCGGATACTCCATTTATTTTTGAATCCGGCTATTAGCCTAGTTTTTATTTCTTAAATATTTTTCAAACGACAAGCCACTCTAGAGGTGGCTTTTTGCTTTTCATAGACAAAAATATATGACCCCAACGATTCCGACACAGAAAACAATCGTTGGTGCGGTGTCGGGCGCGCTCAATGCTTGGGAAGTGGCATCTACTCAGGCAGCCGGCATTGCTCTGGTTGCTACTGGCAAGGTCTTGCTATTGAAGCGCGGACCGGGCGGTGACTATCCTGAACATTGGTCATTCCCGGGTGGTAAGGTTGAACTTGCTGAATTGCCTGGTCAAGCCGCGATTCGTGAGGTGTTTGAAGAAACCGGATTTTTGGTATCCGGGGCAATGCGCCAACTGTCATACACCGACAGCGGGAAGGTTGCCTATACGACGTTCGGCAGAGCTGTATCGCAATTCGCTCCAACGTTATGCGAAGAAAATACAGAGTTTGTTTGGGCCGAGGAAGGAAAGTATCCAGAGCCGCTTCACCCAGGTACTAAGTTGACTTTGGAGTCTGGTGTTCTGGATTTCGTCAATCCGTTAAAAATGAATGAACTCGAACTGGCACGCGCCATGGCTGCCGGCGAGCTACCTTCTCCCCAGCGGTACATGAATGTTTGGCTTTTCGCCATGCGCATTACCGGCACTGGCGTTGCATATCGGACCGCAAATAACGAATTTGTGTTCCGCAATCCAGAACTTTATTTAAACGATGACTTCCTTGCGCGATGTAATGGATTGACAGTCATCGCCGAACATCCTGATAAGAAAACGATGGATTCGAAAGAATTCGTTGAGCGCAATATCGGATCAATTTTCTTGCCCTACATCGTCGGCGACGAAGTGTGGGGCATCTCCAAAATCTACGATGCGGCCGCCGCGCACATGATGGAAAAGCATCAGCTTTCCACTTCTCCGACGGTCGTGTTTAGTGACCCTGCAGCAAATAGCACCATCAAGTTGGAAGATGGGGCGACCCTCTTAATCGAGGGAAAACCGAGCCTGCTCGACCATGTAGCGATCTGCATACAAGGCGTGTGGGATAAGGGCGGCCCGCCATCCGGCGTATCCACCAACAACGTTCAGGAAAATCAAATGACAGACGAAGAACTGAAGGCCAAGGCGGACGCCGAGGCGAAAGAGAAAGCCGACGCCGATGCCAAAGCAAAGGCTGACAGTGATGCAAAGGCTCGCGCCGATGCTGATGACGATTTCAAGGCGTCCATGAAGAAATTCTGCGATTCCATGGAAAAACGTATGGATTCCTACGAAGCCGACAAGAAGAAGGCAGATTCGAATATGCCTGCTCCGACGCAAACTGCTGCGGATGCTGAAGCCGAGGAAAAAGAGACCAAGGCTAAGGCTGATGCCGAAGAGGAAGAAAAGCGTGGCGCGGAAGAAAAGGAAAAGGCCAAAGCCGACGCCGACGAAACCCGCAAGAAGATCGCCGATCTGGAATCGCGTATGCCGAAAGAAATATCCGATGCCGACTTTGCAGAAATGGCCGACGCGCAAGCCAAAGCCGATAGCGTGTTTGCTGCATTTGGCGACTCCGCACCGCGGCCGTGGGCAAGCGAAACATTGCTAGCTTACCGCAAGCGCCTGATGGTCCAGTTGCAGAAGCATAGCCCCGACTGGAAAGGCGTTGATCTTGGTGCTCTGGATTCGGCTGTTGTCAGCATCGCCGAACCGCGCATCTATGCCGATGCCGTCAAAGCTGCTGCGCATCCGGTTGATCTGCCTGCTGGCACTCTCCGCACCATCGAGAAGAAGGATAGCAACGGCCAGGTCATCCGTACCTTCATTGGTGATCCGAATGTCTGGATGGGAGATTTCAAGAGCACTGCGATGCGCCAAGTCTCCGTCTATAAAGGGAATTAATAATGTCAAACCTCGTATCGTTTAACCCGATGCTGACCACGAACGCTGCTGGTTCGTTTTCAGTCCAGTCGGAAGGCTATGTCCAGGGTACCGCGCTCGATGATCCTGCGATTCGCTATCAACTGGTCAATGGCGTGCTTGCTCTGACTGAATCACTCCCGATGTGGGGCGGCTGTGCATTGACCGAAAATATCCCTAACCCGGGCTTCGGTAATATGGTCGGCGGCAACGTCGGCCGCGCGCTCAACAATGCGGCCATCAGTGGTTTTAGCGTGTTCAATCAGGGCAGCGCGATGATCAACTGGCCGCAAAACAAGGTGCCTATTACCGGCCAGGGCGGCACAGTGCCATTCTATCGCTTGGGTTCCAATGCGCGCATTCCAGTGCAATGCGATCCGTCGCTAGCTTCACTGCAAGGTGGTGCGATCACACAGCAAGTGTCGTGGGATTTTAATAACCAGATCTTGCAGCCATACGACGCGTCGACCGCGACAATCACCATCTCGTCGATGACCGCGACTTTCGCAAATGGCGTGTACACGATTGCGGTCGTTACCGCGGCTGCATCGGTTGTTGGTGCGGTTGGCGATTCGATCAATATTTCGGGTGCCACGAACAGCGGCACCGGTGGCGCGGCTTTAGTCAATGGCAACTTCGTTGTCACGGCGTTCACCGATAGCCAGCATTTCAGCTTCCAAGTGACTGCTGTTACCGGTGCGATCGGCACCATCGCCGGCACCCCGGTCCTGAATCAAGGTACTGGCGCTCTGCCAGTCAAGGTTCTGGAAATCAATTCCGGTAATAGCAAGGTCGTTACCTGGAGTCCAACTCTGTTGACAGCGAACTGGAATCTCAGCGGTTCCGTTGCTCTCATCCAAATCTAAGGGGCGATAATGGCTAATATCTCACCAAGCTATATCATTCAGCATCCGTCGTATGTTGTTCCAGAAATCCTGACGCAGTATCAACAGGCTTCCGGCGCATTCTCAGTTCTGGCGGGTAATGATCCAATGGTTCGTCTAAGCGACGGCGATTTGCAGGTATACATCAAGCATCTGGATATCCGTACCAAGGTCAATGCCGGCCAATCGGCAGGTAACTTGCTGCCGGGCGTTTCGGTTACTACCGACATGATCAGCACGCCGACCTACCTCATGCGCGTGCGCGCCGAATACGATCACCACGATACCCAGGCAATGGGTAACTGGGGCATCTCGATCGTTGAAGCGCAGCGTCTGGGCATGCGTCAGGGTATCTTCCAGCAATTGCGCACCGGTCTGCTGCAGGGCTTCAATCCTGCGAATGGCGAAGGGCTGCTGAATACCCAGGGCGCAACAACTCTGGCACTGCCGGCTGACTCCAACGGTAATACGACTGTAAGCACGTACGACAGCGGTCAGCTAGGCTTGTTCTTGCTGAACCAGATCGCCTCCGCAAAGGTTCGCACGATGCAAGTCGGCATGCCATTGCGCGTTACGATCTTGACTACACAGCGGATCATGACGCAGTTTGCCTATCAGGTCGTGCAATTGGTGCAATTCCAACGCCCCGGCGCCGGTAGTGCATCGCCGACTGGTTTGGTAAATGGCGTAGCTGGCGACAACGGTGATGAAATCGTATGGGTTACGGATGATACCTTGATCGGCAAGGGTGCCGGTGGCACTGACGTCATCATCATCACTATTCCTGAAGTGTCGAAGCCGATCGCGAACAAGATCAATACCAACGAGTTTTCGAAGATCACTCCTGGTTTGGCTGCTTGCAACCTGCAATACATGGATATGGCCGCTCCGCGCGAACTGCCGTGCCCATTGCCAGGTGGCGCAATCGACATCACGTCGGAGTTGCGTGCAACATCCGGTTGGGGTGTGCGTCCCGAAGCGACCTCGATCATCTCGGCCGCGTACTAATGTAATTGCAGTAAATCGCTTCACCTAGTAGATATCGGCCGCCAATAGGCGGTTTTTTATTGGGTGTTTATAAATGCCCGGCGTCTAAATGACCCGGGCATTTTCATTTAAAAGGAGATATGTATGGCAAAGCTATTTGTTGCAAACTGCACACGTCAGCGTCACGAGTTTATTTTTCGCGCTCCCGAACAAAAAAATCCACAAGTTAAAGTCATCGAAATCGGTGGCCAGTCTCAAATCTGGAATGACTCGCCAATCGACCAACTCCGCAATATCGTTGAACAGCATGAAATGTACGGTTTGATCCCTGTTAGCGAGATTGACCGCACACGGCGCTTTGTCGGCTATTGCTACAGTTTCGATAAACCGATCGACGTCGATAAGATCATGTACACCGTCGAAAACAATGATGTGGTCTTGACAGCCGATGCGCTGGAATCTCGCAAGCAATCGGCCCAAATTATCAACCAATCTTTATCGCAGGTAGCTGCTGAGGCTGGAAATGGGCTAAAAAATCTGGATGTCGAAATCAAGGAAATTGCCACCCCCGGTAAAGATGTGGCGTTCGATGAAACGATCACTGTCGAGAACCGCGGTAATGGCCGAGGCCGACCACGTCGCAATACCTAATCGTGCATACACCCCCAAAGCCAACGCTTGCGGGGTTCCTCGTATTTCTTCGGGATACGGCTGGAATCACAACTGCGGAATTGCCAGATGACGATATACAGATTCAGTATTCCTATGGCGTTTCTGTAGCTACAGTCCTATGTGCGATTCACGTTGTGAGTCCACTTATTTATATGCTGGCAGTTTATAACCTGGGCACCGATCTTTTGATCAACTGGGCGAACGATCAGCCGGGTCAGACTTATTTCACTGATTTGCGTTCGCAGTTTGGCGTAAATGATTTCGTGGCAGGAGTGGTCGCTTCCACTGCTGATGAGTCTACATCCGAATCACTAACTGTTCCTGATGCTTTCTCTGGATTGACAATCGGCCAATTGCAGAATCTGAAAACGCCATATGGCCGGCAATATTTAGCGTGGGCGCAAATGTACGGGACGAACTGGGGATTATCGTGAATCTTGGGAAGGACGTTAATTCGTCATTCGATACCAACGGATCATCGTCTTATACGTCAACTGCAGCGCCGATGCCTTCTGGTCGAATGGTGTTACATCTCGGCGTTATCGATGTTCCTTATGTGCAAGCTTTGGTTGGGAAAATAGCCAAGGCAAAAAAGGGCAAAGCAAATAAGCCAGTTAAGACCGTAGCCGGTACCCAAACAACAGGCGACGTCGCCCAATGGCTAGAAAATAAATACTGTGTGATGGAAGGCTTCGCACAACTGCATAGCGAGGATATTTCGCAAGCTATCTCTAATTCAGTGGCTGGAGCAATCGAAACTGTGATGATGGGCGGCCCGGCATCCATCGATGCTTTTGGTTCGGCAACTAGCGAAATTGAGACGCTATTTAAATTTACGTATTTGGATAACGAAGAGATTACGCAAACTGGCGCTGATGGAGTGCCGACGCAGGCAGCAAAAGATGGTATCAATCCGCGCCTAAAGTCTGGAAAAGGTGATCCGCGCCCGTCATTCATCGCTACCGGACAATATCAAAACAGTTTTAAAGCGTGGGTTGAATAATGCCATCGGCAAAAGAATTAGCCGGGGCCAAGTCGCAGTTGGCGGCCGGTCTTGCGGCAGGCGTAAAAACACTATCCGGCAACCAGTCCGTCACCTTTACGAAATATGTGCAATTGATTTTGCCATTTGATGGATACGTATTCTGGGTTAGATCGGATCTGATTAGCAATTCGGCTTTGCTCGCCGCCTGCCAGCCGGTCGGGGATTCAAATATTCCACAAACTGCGACGGTCAAGGCGATGGGTTCTTTCCATTACGCCTCAGACTCAAAGCAATTAGAGGATGAAAGCCCGACGATTAATCGGGTGATATTCACGGCGCTTGAGCCTATTCAGGATTTTAATCAAATTGCGCCGAATGTCATTTTCATTGGTGAATTTGAAGGTGTACGGTTTGCTTTCAACCAACGCAAGTCGTACTACAAGCAAACCGATCTGCACCATTACACCGGTGAGGCAATTTATCCAGCGATGGAATCGCAGATCATCGATGACAGCAGTGGATTCGATAGTCAGAACATCATTGTTTCGAACAGTCTCCCAGTATGGTTGAGTCTGTGCAAATTAATGCCGGTGTATCCGTCATTTCTCGTATCTGAGAATTTGCAGCCTCCATACGCATCAGCTCATGTGTATCCAGACCAAACGAAAGCATTGCAGGCTGTCCCGTCATTTAATTCGACCGGATCGCATTACCAACTCGTTTCCGACAAAGTAAAGATCACCGTCTACGGCCTGAATAACGCCGACGCGCTGGACTACCAAGATTATGTTTATCGCTATATGAGTGATGACGGCAACCTGTTCGGCCTGATGAATATGCCCGTCATCAAAGATGAAAAGCGCACGCAGTCAGAGCTAAAAATCATCGCAATGAAAAAGAGTATCGAGTTCGAAGTTTCGTATTACCAGACCCGCGTGAACGACGTAGCCCGACAATTTATTAAGACCGTAATACCAACATACCAGGTAGTCCCGGCCCCTTTCTAAATAAAACACGCACTCAACCAAGCCCGCTCATGCGGGCTTTTTTCATTTTAGGAAATAAAAATGTCACAAAACCCATTGGGCGCGTACGTCGCTAAAAATCCATCTAACATTCTTGTCCCGTTGACCACCGATGCAAATGGCAATTTATTCATCGGTACCGGCTCGATCGGAAAATCCAATATCACGACGCCTATCGTCATCAAGGCCTCGTCCGGCCGCCTCGTAAAAATCGTCGTCAACACGGTCGCTACTGGTGGCGTGCTTTCGGCGCATGACTGCGCAACAACCGGTGCCGCTGCCGCGGCAAATCAAATCATTGGCATCGGTGCAGCTTGGCCCGCCGCCGGCACCGTTATTCCACTGGACTGGCCTTGCGCTGCCGGCATCGTCGTTGATCCCGGCACCGGCGGCAACGTTTCCGTTTCGTTCGACTAAGGATAAGCGATGACAAACAATATCGTCGTAGTCAACGTCACGCAGACGATTTCTGCGGCGCCGAGTATGTTGCAGCGTACTGGCGCATTCATTTCGCAAGGCGGCACCACACTGACCCCGGGAACGAAATCGCTGCTGACGGAATTGTCGGACTTGACGCCTCTGCTGGCTGGGTCTCAGGCAATTACTTCGATGGTATTGGCTTCCGGAGTGGTCACGGTTACAACGGCGGCGCCGCACGGTTTTCCAGCGAGCGAAACGCTTGGAGTCGTGATCGCCGGTGTTACGCCGGCAGCATACAACGGCCCCGTTCAAGCGACGATTACCGGAACCTCTACGTTCACATATCCACTGTCCGGTGCGCCAGGTGCTGTGACGGTGCAGGGAACAGTAACAGATGCCGATGTTGGTGAGTTGCTTGCAATGGCCACTACACACTTTGCGCAAGGCAGTAGCGTTTCGGTGTATGTACTGGAATTGGGTGATGGGACGCCGGCCAATGGCGTGACCTCGCTGACGGCTTTCCTGACAGGCAATCCGCTGACGTTTTATTCCTATCTGGTACCGCGCGAGTGGGCCGGCGAGCCGACATTCCTCTCGTTGATCGCTAGTTACGAATCCACCACTGCCAAGCAGTATTTCTTCGTTACCGCAACCCAGGCCAATTACACCAATTTCACTCCTTTGATGAAATGCGTGTACATGGCGATCGAAGCGCCTGGCATTCCATCTTTGGAATTCAGCCTAGCCGCTACGTTCTACGTCACGCTGAAATACAACCCGAGTTCGACAAACAAAGTAGCACCGCTGTGCTTCTCGTTTGTGGTCGGCGTCACCCCATATCCGACCATCGGCAATAACGCTCTGCTGGCAACGTTCAAAACAGCAAATCTGAACTATGTGGCGACCGGCGCAGAAGGTGGCATCAGCAACACCATTATTAAATGGGGAACGATGGCCGACGGCAATCCGTTCAATTATTGGTATTCGGTTGACTGGATGCAGATCAACATCGATCTGAATATCGCCAATGAAGTCATCAACGGTTCGAACAATTCACTCGCGCCGCTCTATTACGACCAGCAAGGCATCAACCGCCTCCAGATCCGCTCGCAAAGCACCGCCGCGCAAGCCGTTGGTAATGGCCTGGCGCTCGGTCCGGTCAATGCATACGCCTTGGCGCCGGATCAATTTATCGACTTGCTGACGAGCGGCAATGCACCCATCGGCGTCATCGTCAATGCGGTTCCGTTCGCACCTTACGTTACCGAAAACCCTCAGGACTATCCAGGCGGGATATACGGCGGCCTATCGATCGCGTACACGCCTGCGCGCGGCTTCACGACGATCATTTTCAACATCAACGTCAGCAACTTCGTGCCGGTCTAAAGGATAAAACATGGCAACTTCAAATCCAATGATCCCGCAAGGGACATTAAATCGGCTACGTGGCAGCGTCAATTTCGCCAACCTTCCAGCGCTCAACGTAACGGCGCCGTATCTTGTAAAAGACGGCATCGCTATTTCGCTGGACGGCGATGCGACAACGGTGCTGCCGACGATGACTGGCGTCGTCACCAGTCCGGAGCCGTACATGCTGGCCACGGTGACAATCAACGTCCTGAAAACAAACGGCCTGGCCGCTTCGTTTAAAGCGCAGATGGAAGATACGACGATTGTCGGCGATATGGTGGTTACGCCAGATACCTCGTCACTACCTACCTATTCGATCACGAATTCATCGATCGAGAGCGTCCGCGAAATGAAATTCAACGGCGAAGACGCCGGCTGGACGATCACGCTCAAGGGTGCATATCTCATCAACAATTCGCTCTGGTCTCTGCTGTAAGCACTGATCGATAAGATAACCCTGAAGGAGTGATGTCTGTGCGCTTGGACAAAAAATTGAATCTGGTCGTTCCGGTTGAAACCGATACTGGGACGATCTACACGCATTCGATGCCGATTTCCCGCGATGTCTTCGAAAAGTACGTTTTCATCATTTCGAAGACATTGAGCGTTCTATACGACGAAGGCCTGACCGTCTTCGCCGGCCCGCGCGTAGCCGCAACAATGCTGAAAAACATTGCGATCGACCGCGGCATCTGGGAAGGCCCTGAAGGCGTGGAAAACGGCTTTATGAATGAGATTCGGCGACTGACGAATGTCGTTGCTCCAAGCGCGCAGGGCGGCTGGGCCACCACACCATTCTATGACGCTGTCCGCTCTGGCGTCATCGATGCTGAATCGGCTGCCGAGGTAGAGGGCTACATCGTTTTTTTTACATGCGTATCGCTCATGCACAAGCGAGCGGAGATTCCGGGTCTTCTGCAAGGCATGAACGACGTTTGGAATACGCAAACTATCTCGTTGAATTCTACGGACTGGGCGAATTCTTTGCCGACATCGATGCCGGCCGCCAGTATTGGCGAGACGGCGACAGTATCGTCCATTCCGTCCTAGATTGGGCGTCAGGGGCTGGGTTCGAGATGTTTCTCTCGCAGCATGATTTGCCATATTCGTCAGCTCACGAATTTAGGCAGCGACATATCGTTCAGGCGATAAAGCAAACCAGGGGTAATTTCTAATGGCAACGAAATCAATTCACACGATTGAAATCGATGATGTTGCGTTTAAGGAATTTCAAGGCCGTTTTGCTAAGTATCAACAAGCCCTGCAAAAGACATCGCCAGCATGGAAAAAGGTCGATGAGGCAATTAAGGCCGCCAAAGGAACGAACGATAAATTGCGTTTGACGATGGCCGGTACTGCTTTCCAAATCAAGCAGGCCGAGACTGCGCAGAAGAAATTCACCATCGCTGCGCAAGGTACCGGCCGCGCAATGGGTATCGTTGCGAAGAGTACCGGCACTATCGCCAAGAACGTCGCTAAAACGACTCTTTCTCTATTGAAATGGGTCAGCCTTGGCAGCCTGTTTTCGGGCCTGCTAGGAACGGGTAGCTTATTCGGTATCGATCGCTTGGCCAGGTCGGCATCTGATTCACGGCGTCAATCTCAGGGCTTGGGCATTGGTGCTGCTGAACTGAAATCTGCGCAATTGAATTTCTCGAAATTCACCGACGTTGATTCAGCATTGGGCAACGTCGCCGGCGCGCGCGGCGATCTAAGCAAGCGCTGGATATTCTCGGCGCTTGGCATCGATCCAGAAAAAGGCAGCAATGTCGATATTCTCGGCACTTCGTTGAAAGCTGCGAAGCATTCATTTGAATCGAACGGCATGACGCAGCAGGGTGCGGACGCCCATGGTCTGACCCAACTATACAGCATGGATGATCTACGTCGGCTGCACGCAATGACGGACCAGGAAATCGATGATGCGGTTACTAAACAGAAATCCGATCGAGATGCGCTTGCGATCACCGACAAGACGCAACGGTCATGGCAGGATCTGAATATTCAGTTATCGCGCGCCGGCGCATCGTTGGAAAACCAGCTCATTAATAAATTGGCGACTCTGACCGGCCCGCTCGGTCGGCTTTCGGATTCAGTTTCGAAGGCATTCGAAGCATTTTTGAATACGCCGAAAATTGGTGGGTGGATAGATGGGTTAGGTGATGGCATCCAGCGATTCTCAAAGTATTTGGCATCCGATGAATTCAAGAGTGACATAGATGATTTCGTTGACGATTTAAAAACGTTGCGCGAGGCAATTTCCAGTCTAGCAGAATGGATTAAGAAATTATTTCCTGCTGCTCTTCCAGGCGCTAAGGATGACAAAGGAAATACACCAAAAAGCGCGCCTGGCACATATGACCATCACGCGCCGCATACCATCTCGCAAGGCGCAGCCGAGACTTTACATCGCATTGCGAACGCCGCAAATAGTTCTCCCGATGCGGCGCCGGGTCAGCGCGAAAAATATGGGAAAGCTGCTTGGTATAACGGGTGGAATTTATTCGCGCCAGATCAGCCGCCTGGAGCACGATCTGTAGTCGGAAAAATAACATACGGCGCCAGTTCCCAAGCCAAATATCTTGAAAGCCTGGAGAAAAAATACGGCAATCCCGATGGAATATTGGACAGAGTCTGGTGGGCTGAATCCAATCGCGGGAAAAGGATGCTTTCTTCAAAAGGCGCCGCTGGCCATTTTGGGTTTATGCCTGCGACCGCCAAGGAATATGGCCTTGATGATCCGAATGATTTCAATTCATCGGCCGCATCCGCAGCAAGGAAAATAAAGAATTTGCAGGCCGAGTTTCACGGAGACATTGAGAAATCTATGGCTGCGTATAACTGGGGAGATGGCAATCTTAAAAAAGACATCGCAAAGTATGGCGACAATTGGAAAGACCATTTACCTAGTGAAACTGAGGCATATATCAAGAAAACGACGGATGGGTTAGTTTCGCCTGGAATGTCCCATACCAACATCGAAATCCGCAATAACACTGGCGGCAGCGCCGTCGTAACGACAAATGCATTGGCTTATTAATGTCTTCGATTGAACGCACAGTCTTTAAACTCGGCTATGAGATATCGCCGATTATATTGACGGGTGGCATCGCAGCGTTAATTCCAGGTGGGATGCTGCCTATCGTAGCCATTACGGAAGCGGCGAACTTCACGCTTGGCTTGTTGCACGGCAGTCTCGATATCAACCTTGATAACTACTTTGCGCATTTCAAGCCGGCGCCGGGCAGCATGCTGGCGAATAACCAAATTGGTTCATATCCGTTCGCCAATCAAGTGATCGCGGCGAACTCGATCATTGCGCAGCCGCTGCCGGTGTCGCTGCTTATGTCGTGTCCTGCTAATACAGCAGGCGGCTATGTTTCGAAGTTGCTCACGATGAGCGCTTTGAAGACCGTCCTGGCTTCTCATAGTTTCAGCGGTGGAACCTATACGGTTGCGACGCCATCGTACATTTATACCGGCTGCATTTTGACCGGATTGCGTGATGTATCTAGCAGTGGCAGTAAGCAATCTCAGACGGAATGGCAATGGGATTTTTCGCAGCCTTTGATATCGCAGGCTGGGGCCGCGCAGGCGTTGAATGGTCTGCTGAGTAAGATCGGCGGCGGCCTGCCACAAACTGGCATTCCGTCATGGTCAGGTATCGCGTCTACCGTTGGATCGACGGCAAGTGGCGCCGTCTCCAGCGTTGTGACAGGTGCTCAGAATCTTGTCGGAACCCGGATCAGCATGCCATGACAATTTTCGATTTTATACCGTCACAGACATCAAATTTTCAGTTTCAACCGACGCTTGATGGTCAGCAATATACGGCGATCATTAATTGGAATTTGTTCGGTGAACGCTACTACTTTAATTTATACACGCTGCAGGGCGATTTGATTCTTTGTCTCGCTTTGATCGGATCACCGCCAGGCTATGACATTTCTTTAGTCGCTGGATATTTCACGTCTACATTGGTATTTCGCGCTGCAAGTTCGCAATTCGAAGTATCCCCTTAGCCTGGTCACTGATGCGATATTACTCAATCGTCGTCATTAATGACGACGGGTCGATCTATCGGAGATACACATCGTACGACGCGGCAAGTGGATCGACGTTGCCGGGCGCTTTAACTGTTGAGCTAGATATTCCGGTTTATACGTTTGAAACACCGGCCGGTGCAGCGTATGTGAGAGTTTGGGGCATTGGTCTAGCGGAAATTGGGCAGTCGTCTAATTTCAACGGAAAAGAGATTCAGGTGTTCGGCGGCATGGCAAAGGGGTTGCCGCTTGCAAATCCTGCGCAGGCCGGGCTACTGGCCCGCGGGCAGATATTCCAGGCTTTCGGTAATTGGCAGGGTGTCAACCAGTCGTTGGATTTTGTTTTCTACGCGTCGACCGGAAGCGCTTCGGCGCCGATGAATTTAGTCATCAACTGGATGGCCGGCATGCAATTATCGGCCGCCATCAATGACACGTTGCAAACGGCTTTTCCGACCTACAAGCGGACGATCAATATCAGCCCAAATCTGATTCTGTCGCATGATGAGCCGGGTTTGCACCAAAGCCTCACGCAGTTCGCGAGTTATATCAATTCCGTCAGCAAATCGATTATTGGCGGAGCGTATAGCGGCGTGCGAATGGTCATCAGGAATGGTGAGATATTTGTATTTGATGGCACGACGCCGACGACGCCAAAGAAGATCGTATTTACGGATTTAATTGGTCAGCCGACTTGGATCGATTTTGGGACGATCCAGATTCAATGCGTGATGCGTGCCGATATTCAAGTGGGAGACTATATCTCCCTACCTCAGAGTCAGGTAACGACCACTGTGCAGTCGAATTCCCAGTTCCGCAATAGTTTGGTCTTTCAGGGTTCATTTCTTGTGAATAGAGTGCGTCACGTGGGTAATTTCCGCCAACCTGATGCTGCCTCATGGGTAACAGTTATTGATGCCGCAACGGCAATTGTGGCGGCGCAATGAGCGATCACTTAAAGACCCCGTTGGCGAACTCGCTTAATGCGTTTGCGAGCAAAGCAGTCAATGATACGAACCAACTGATCGGTAAAGCATTGCCTTGTTCCGTGGTGTCAGTGACCGGCAGCATCGTCAAAGTGAAGTTTGAGATAAATAGCGATTTCACGCTACCGCAAGTAACAATGCCGTTGTTTGGACCTATTTATATCCGGTATCCGATTCAACCTGGTGATAAAGGTCTGGCTATACCAGGCGATGCGTATTTAGGCGGCATGAGCGGCTTGGGTGGTGGCGTGGCCGATCTGACGCAGCGCGCAAACTTGTCGACGCTGACATTCCTCCCGATCGGCAATACAGACTGGAGTGAGGTCGATCCGAACGCAGTGACGATCTACGGGCCGAACGGCGTTGTTCTACGCGATACGGGATCTGGGTCGATATTCACTCTGACACCGACAAGCATCGCCATTTCGACGCAGGATAGTTTCAAGGTGACATGCGGCAGCACGGTATTTGAAATGACGCCGGCAGGATGGTCATTGACTGGCGCCGCCGGCAATCTACAGGATGGCGCGGCGCACACGTCCCCCGAAATAATGAATTTGGCTTGGTCGGCATTGACGACATGGATTAATAGCCATACCCATACATCGGAAACGCCAGGCACTCCGACAAGCACTCCAATAACGCCATTCACTGGCACTTCAATAGCTCCTACCTAATATGCGCACGTACGGAAGAGTCTATAACCAACTGGATGGCACCTATAAATGGGTTGAAGTGTCGACCGATGTAAATGGCCATAACGACTATGTTTGGCTGACGACGTTGGTGCAGTGTTTGAAATTGAATCTGAATGAATCGCCGTTTTACGCTAATTATGGGATTCCTGCGCAGCCATCGGTAATCACGCAGATTTTCCCCGATTTTTATGTCAATCAAACGCAGACGCAATTTGCAAAATATTTCGCCAGTTTGATTGTTTCGAAAATTAGCTCGCCGACACCAACGTATCGAATCAACGCTATTACCAACCAGGGAACGACCGTAGCAGCCGATATCCCAGTTTAATTTCTCAAACATTTAATAAGGCCGCGAACAGCAATGTTCAGCGGCCTTTTTTATTCCCAATTCACTGGTAGATATGCCGACTCCATTAGCCTTAAATATGACGGCCACTGGGCCGCAGCCGCAGTCACCGCAGGATTTGAACGCGCAGTTGATCGCACTGGCGACAGAATTGGCACCGGGCCTGACTGCTAATTTGCCCGGCTCATTGGTGGAGGACATCTCCAGTACTGATGTGGGCGCGTTGCTGGTATGCGATTCTGCCGCGGTTGATTTAGTCGACTCGATTACACCGCGCGCAGCGAATCTTTTCATTCTGAACCAACTTGGCCAGATATACCTTGGCGCCGTCAATGGTGTGCAAGGGGCGGCCACGAACAATAGCGTCAACGTCGTGTTTTCAGGGCCGCCAGGCTTTGTAATCGCCGTCGGGTTCACGGTATCGGATGGCAGTCATCAATACACCGTTGAGGATGGCGGCATTATTGGCAGCGGCGGTACGAGTCAGCCTTTATTCTGTCTGGCATCATTAAGCGGCTCATGGGTTATTTCGCCGGGATCTGTAACGCAGGTTATTACCTCCGTTCCTTCCGGCATCGCAATTAGCGTAACCAATCCGCTAGCCGGCACGATAGGACTGGGAGCGGAAGCCGAGGAAGCATATCGCGTTCGGATATTGATGGCCGGCATAGCTTCCGCGCAGGGCATGGCGACATTCCTGAAGACGCTGCTCATCGCAATACCGGGCGTTCAGCCAAGGCTCGTATCGGTTCGGCAGATTACTGGCGGTGGATGGGAAGTGATTTGCGGTGGCGGCGATCCCTATTTCGTTGCCTACGCAATATATTCGGGTTTATTCGACATTTCAACCTTGATTGGCTCGGTGCTGCATGTGACCGGTATTACGGTTGCCAATCCGGGCGTCGTGACGACAGATTTAAATCATGGGTTCACGACTGGGCAGGTAATTAATATCACCGGTGTAGTCGGCATGACAGCGGTGAATAATACGCCTTTGACTGTAACGGTCATTTCTCAAAAATCGTTCAGCATCGGCAGTACAGTCGGGTTTGCGGCCTATGTTAGCGGCGGTGTGATTACCCCGAATCTGCGTAATCAAGAAGTGACCATTAACGACTATCCAGACAAGTATTTAATTCCGTTTGTTTTGCCGCCGCAGCAGATCGTGACGATTTCTCTTACATGGAATACCTCGGCGACAAATTTCATATCTGCTGCGGCGGTCGCCCAGCTCGGCGTGCCGGCGCTGGTGAATTACGTGAACAACGTTCCGGCCGGCGTCCCGATGAATTTATTTGAATTGCAAAATGCTTTTCAGTTGGCAGTCGTGTCGATCATTCCGACCGAACTCTTAACGCGCATGATCTTTGCAGTCTCAATCAATGGCATCGGTGTTTCTCCAGATGCAGGAACCGGCATTATCCCTGGCGATCCCGAATCCTATTTCTTCACAAATACTTCCGGTACGGGTATTTCGATTGTTCAAGGCTAAGGCATGCTGGCCAACATAATTCCGTCGTATTTGTATGTCGAATACAACGATGACGACGACTTGCAAGCGCTTGTCACGGCATTTAATACCTCTGCCCAGGAATATGTCACTTGGTTCAATCAAGTCGGCCTGCCGATCTATACCGGCCCGCTGATTGTCGGAGACTTGCTCGATTGGGTAGCGGAGGGCTTATACGGAATCAAGCGCACGCCGCTGCCTGGTGGTAATGACCAAAAAATTGGGATGTACGGGACGATTCCATATGGCACGCGTCCCTTTGCGACTTTCAAGGTACTCGATCCAAAAGTCTATTACCTGACGAACGACGATATTTTCAAACGGATCATCACCTGGGCCTTTTTTAAAGGCGACGGCAAGGTATTCAATATTCGATGGTTGAAGCGCCGAATAATGCGCTTCCTCAATGGAGTGAACGGCGTTGATTTCAATATCGACCAGACGTATCAAATCAGCGTTTCGTTTGGTACGGGCAATCAAGTCAATATCGGAGTTCTTTCGAAGACAGCGACATTTGTTGGCGGCTCGTTTGGCGCGACGCCATATGGTGTGCTTCCCTATGGGGCGTCAAAGTTAAAAATCACACCGTTTCCTGCATTTCAATTTGCTCCAATTTTGAAAGCCGCTATTGAATCTGGCGCGCTAGAACTACCGTTTCAATACACATACGTTGTAGATATTTGATTTAAAAATCACCCCTGAGAACCCGCCAACAGAAATGTTCGACGGGTTTTTTATTGCAAAAAAATAAGTCTTCATTCGAGGAAATATGGCGCTCACGCAAATATTTGCCAACCAGGCGAACACCACATTGGCCGGTGCGATCACCAATACGGCACTGACCGCCAACCTTGCGCCGGGATCTGGCGTTTTATTTCCATCCCCAGGTGTCGGTCAATACTTCACGATGATCTTCAATGACGTCGCTACCAATCTTTCTTACGAGGAAGTCTGGGTAACAAACGTCACCGGTGATACGATCACGATGATTCGGGCGCAGGAAGGGTCTACGGCAAAAGCCTGGGATGCTGGTGACATTGCTTTTAATGGCATGACGGCCGGCACCGCGAATTCATTTAGTCAAATTGCCTCGTCTCAAAGCAATGCCTTCAATTACGGCATAGATATTGGATCGGCTAATGCTTACATTGTTTCGTTCACGCCGGCTGTTACCACTGCAACAGATGGGATGCCGATCTGGTTTAAAGTCAAAACGAGCAATACAGGTGCTTCAACGCTGACATTGAATGGACTTTCCGCGATACCGCTGATCGGTCTGTCGGATGCGCCACTACAAGGTGGCGAACTTATTGCCAATGGAACTGCCTTGGCAGTCTATAACGCTGCGACATCGTCAGCCGTATTGATTGCCTGCACTGGAGGCGCCAGCCAGGTAGCAAATGCGACGAAATCATTGCATGCCATCAATATGGCGACTGCCGATGCGCGATACGCTCCAATCAATCAGGCAAAAATACCAGGCACGTATGTTTTTCCGGCGGGATCGACAGCGCCAACCGGCTCCCTAGTTTGTCCAATCGCTCCGACTAATATTTCACGTACAACGTACGCCAATTTATTTGCTGCAATAGGAACGATCTGGGGTGCTGGTGACGGCAGCACCACATTCGGCATGCCGTGGTTCGCAGCAGATACGCCGCTTGTGCAGGCCAATGGAAACGTCGGAACAACTACGGCCGGCGCCGCTAATGCCCACTTACATGCGGTAAGCATTACATCTGGAACTGAAAACGCTTTCCATACCCATCCGGTCACTGATCCAGAGCATGAGCACGTGCTGGAACTGGCGAATAACAATAATTCGAACCCTGGCGCTGGCGCTCCAGGGTTCCCGCTTGCTGGTGGCGATTCAACGAGTCCTGCTCCTACCGGAATATCTTTGGGTGCTGAATCCACCACCCATGGTCACTTGGTATCGGGGAATACAGCGAACTCCGCTGGTAGCGCAAACAACATGCCGGCCGGTACTCGCAGCCTGATTTGTGTCTGGTACTAAGGAAAATTATGAATACTAAAACCGTTTATTTGTTCGATCCGATTTCATTTCAATATATCGGACCATATGCAGCGCAAGAGTCACCAGAAGAACCGGGGAAATTTATTGAGCCAGTTTCCTCAACTGGAATAGTTGTTCCTGAATTTGATCCGACAGCATCGATCTGCACATTTCATCCTGCAACGCAAACATGGGTTATTGCAGCGATTCCGGCGGCGCCAGTCGAACCAGACCCACCAGTCGTGCCGCCGACACCGGCCGAAGTAATCGCATTAGCCGTGCGCTCGGCTTTCGCTGCCGGACTGACTGTGCGAAGCACTGCAACGCCCGCTATCAATGGCACATATCCGCTGGACGAAGCGACGCAAAACAAGATCATGGCGCTCGTTCTGTTCACGCAGATGAATAATGATTTCCCTGGCGGCGCTTCCGTTTATCCAATGCCCGATATCTCCGGAGCAATGCATATCTTTCCAAGTATCGCGGTATTCGATGTCTGGTCGACAGCGATTGCAAATCATGTCGCCGCGATTGATCTGTACGGCGCATCTTTGCCTGGCGCCGTTCTACCCGCACCGAATATCACTATCGCATAACAAAAAACCAATTCCAGCAGAGCGACCTTCGGGTCGCTTTTTTATTCCCCGCAATGGCCGCCTCTTTGGCGGCTTTTTTATTTCAAAACCAAATAGGAATACATCATGGCCAAAGGCGACGTACATTTTTTTGCATCGTTTGTTCAAAAATCCCAAGCGGGCGTTTCGTTTAATTTGACGTCCGATGCATTGAAGCTCGGCATCGTCAACAATACCATCGTGCCGACTGCATCGACTGCCGACCCTCGCTGGGGTACGGGCGGCACTACCAACTTTCTTGCCAATCAGGTCGCGCTGGCCACTGGCTATTCCGGCCCGATCGCACTGACATCGCAAGCATTCACGCAGACCGGTGCGGTAGTCACATTAACCGCGGCGAATGTCGTAGTTGCACAAGATGCATCCGGCTTCACCAACGGCTACTACGGCATTTTGTACGACTCGACCACGGTCGGAAATTATGCCATTGGCTTCGTCGATCTGGGCGGTCCTGTTTCCATCGTATCCGGCCCACTGAATATCAACTGGAACGTCGCCGGTATCGGCACGGAAACAGCCTCGTAATACCTCCATTGGCGGGCGCTTAGGTGCTCGCTTTTTTTCGTCAAATCATTTGGAGGCGTCATGGCCGCAACAAAATCACAAACAACTTGTATCGCCACAGGAACATCGAATGCCGCTGGCGCTACGACTACCGGTACAGTCGTCAATCTCACCACTACGTATAGTGCGACGGTGACGGTAAAGTTGACCAACGGCGCAACTGCGCCGACGGTGCCAGGCAAGGCGCTCGTCTATATTTCTGGTGATAACGTCGATTTCAACCTGTTCCAAACGCTCACTGGCGATACGGTTAATAGCAGTTTTTATAACTGGGATGTAACTTTGCCACCGGCAGCGGCATATTGTCGTGTTGACCTGACCGGCAACACGGGTCAAGCCATTACTGGCGAAGCATTGGTTTTAGCCATAACCGGCATCTAGCATGGGCGCAATTTCCCCGCGGATTCAGCCGCAGGGACTTCAACAGATTGATTATCTCAATCCGCTTGCGGCTATGTTCTGGCTGCCGAGTGGAAATCAATTCTACGAAGTCCATACCAAAAAGCCATGTTTCCGTGCGGCCGGCTCAAAAGCGATCGGCCCAGCGCCAGCCGGTGTAGGGCAAGCGTTCGTTGCTGATGGCGCGACCTCGTTTGCCGTCGCCACACCGGTAACACTCACTGGATCTTTCACGATATCGATTCTCGCAGCGTCGTCTGCGAGTACCGCATCGATGGCGCTTGGCGATACCACATCGTCAAACAATTTTCTATGGATTGATGATGGTAGTTCCGAGGGGCGCTGGCGCATAAGCGGAGGCGATTTCCCGTTTACAAATAGCAATTTCACTGCCATGGCGGTTTATACCGTGTCAGTGTTGCCGCCTGCGAATGGTGGCAGCTATCAGATCATCATGTACAAAAATGGTGTTCAGGTCGGAGTAGGCAGTTCCGGTACCGTTCCAAGTTTTGTATTTAATACCATCGGAGACGGCTTCACGGCTGGATCATTCCGAATGGCGACCGGCGGTTTTATCGCTGGTGTTTATGCGCATCCAACGCATGGCATGACAGCGACCGAAGTTGCGGATCATGCGGCTAATTTCTTCGGTACGCTACAGGAAGATTCTTATAGCCTATCGAGCTTTTTGAAATCGCCTGCAAGTACCATTTCGGCTTCGCTCGGAATCGAAACCAGTGCTGGCCTCCCAGCATCGATCGGCTCTGCAACAACGATTGCCGCATCGGTTGCCACGGTATTCGACGCAGGTCTGAGTGCGTCTATCACGGCCGCGACGATCACGATCACGTCGCCTACGCAATATCAGTGTTTTCAACAGAACGTTGCGACACATACTGCCAACTTTACGATATCCGGTACATATACCGGCACGCCGACCAGCATTCAGGCAAGTTTCAATGGCAGCGCATGGCAGACCATCAGCGCATCACCGACCGGAGGTAATTATTCCGGGACATTCACCGGTGCAGCGCGGGGGCAAGGTACGCTTTCCGTACGATTTTCGAATGATACAAGCACCAATTCAGCGGTAACGTTAATCACCGTTGGCGACGGTATTTTGGTCTACGGCCAAAGTAATAATGTTGGGCATGCCGTCCAGTACGTCCCGCCATCGAACGCCGTTTTTCAGGCAATGGAATACAACGTACTTGGCAATTTCACGCCGCTTTTTGAATCGGCATCGACGGGATTGCAATTCAGCGATCGGTTCACGACTAGCGGCGCCGGGCCGAGTGCTCAATGTTCAGCTATGAATCAAAGTACGGTCGATGGTCAGGGTTCATACTTTGGCGCACTGGCCACGCTGATTATGGCAACCGGAACACCGGTGTTTTTCATTCCTTGCGCCGTGGGAAGTACACTAGTGTCTGACTGGCAGCCAGGTACGGTCCATAACAATCCAGCAACCCTTTATGGCGCCGCTGTTACTCGCGCACTACTGCACCCCTGTCGATATGCTGTTTGGTGGCAAGGTGAAAGTGATGCTACTGCCGGCACGTCGACAGCCACATACATTTCGCTGTTGAACAACGTAGTTAATAATTTCTTTGCAGACACCGGCCTTAAAACTGTCGTCTATCAAATTAACTATGCTGGTGGCGCGTATTGCACATTGGCTCAATACAACACAATCGTTGCTGGGCAGCAGAATGTTCAACTGACAAATGCAAACGCATGTGTCGGCCCGAATATGAATGGCCTTTGGACAGGAAATGTCCATTACCAAACATCAGCCGATATCGCTGCAGTTTCACAGACAGCTTTCAATGTATTGGGGGCGCTGTTCTATGGCGGAACCGAATTCATTACGAATTCGCCAGGACAGGTAACTGATGTCGGGCAGGGCGCATCAATCAATGTCATACCAACGACGGTATCAGCATCTACCGGCATTGAAATTGCTGCCGGCCTACCGGCAATGGTTAGTTTTACCAATACGATTAACTCCGCATTGGGCTTGGTTTTAGACGCTGGGCTAGGGGCATCTATCGTCTTGCCGACCGTAGTCGCATCAGCAATCGGCCAAATAGTCGATGCAGGACTTGAAGCAACGATAGTTGATACGCCATTTGCCGGCACTGTTGTTAATGCATCCGTAGGTTCGGTTACGTTCCTCGGCCTGCCATTTACTCAGCAACCCTATACAGCTCCGCCATCAAACCGCACCTATGTCGTTGATAGTCGATCGAGAATCCCGATTTTCGACAAATCGCCATTGGCGGACTTAGATTATGCGTTTGACTGGACGGCGTATTTGGCCGAAGTGTCAGATTCATTCTCTGGCACGCCGACCATTGCGGTTTCGGATGGACTGACGCTGCAAGCCGGGCCTGCTGTTCACGGTGGAAAAGTCGTTTTCTGGCTAGAGGGAGGTACAGCGGGCGTCTATTATTTTGTCACTTGCACTATTTCTACCCAGGGAGGGCGAATAGATAGTCGCGTAATAAAAGTATGGTGCCACGTTATTTAATTGAAATCGGTCAAGCCACCTTCGGGTGGCTTTTTTACGTCTGAGGAATTTATGCAAGACACACCGAAAAACGAACATGAATTGAAGGCAACCTATACCGTCGATCTGTTTTATATCGACGAACCAGAGCCACGGAAGCCGACAGTCGTTTTCGAGCGAATGAAGCGGGCGGCTGATAAGGATGGCGCCGTATGCGCCATATCCGGCCAGCCGCACCCTCAATACCACCATATCTTTTGCGAGTATGCCGCGCGCGATCAGATCAAATGGGATGTCGTCAAAGGCGTCGCACTTGGCGTGATCACGCAATTGCCGGTACTTGACCTGGTGACGGATCAACCGATCCCCGGTCAATTCTTCGATGCAAAGAAGAGTTTGCTGTGGAAGCTCTGCAAGTGGTGTGAAGTCAGTTTTGATATGGATTGGTCGACGTTCGACCCAACCGATCCGACCAGTTTCGTCGATAGCATTCACAACATGCTGCCGCTGAACGTGAAATTTCACATCCTCAAGGATCACGGTATCCATCTGGTGCCATTCCCTGAGTTTCTGCTGCAGGCGCTGCCACGGAAGGACGGCTTCATTTTGACGCCAGATGAAGTGGCTGCCGTCGAAAGCGCGGTGGCCGCATGAATGATTTCGAGCAAATCCGTTTAGTTATCGAATTGGTTGTTGGGTTGTTCGTAACGCCGCTGGCGCTGATTTTGTGGTGGATGTATCGACGCCTGGTAGCAGATGTTCGTGAGATTGTGAAGGAATTGTCCGATTTCAAATTGCATGCTTCCGAAACGTACAGCACGAAAAACGATTTGGGAAAGGCCATCGATCAATTCAGCCGGTCGATCGATGCTGTCTTCGCAAAGCTGGACAAGATCGATGACAAGCTTTATCAGGGGGCGGCGCGGACATGAGCACCAATCGTACTGCCTTCCTCGATATGATCGCTCACAGCGAGATTGGCGCGGCCCTGCTGGCTGTTTCCGACAATGGCTATAACGTCGTTGTCGGTAGCACCGCCAGAAATCCGATCCTGTTTTCATCGTACTCGGATCACCCGCGCCGGCTGGTGCGTTTGAATGCGCATTTATCGTCGACGGCTGCCGGCCGGTACCAAGTTCTTGAGCGGTATTTCGACGCTTATAAAAAGCAACTCGATCTGACTGACTTCTCGCCGGCCAATCAGGACATTATCGCCATTCAGCAACTACGAGAAAAGGGCGCATTGCCTTTAATTGATGCTGGCCAGTTCGCGGGCGCAGTCACAAAGGCGTCGGCGATCTGGGCATCGCTGCCTGGAGCGCTATACGGGCAGCACACGAACGACTTAACCGATCTGCAGGCAGTTTATGTGGGTGCTGGCGGCAAGCTCTCGTAACACCAAAACGCACCACAAATTATTCCAAAAATTATTCCGGCCGCCCATTGAGGCGGCTTTTGCTTTTGTGCTGCGGGTAGGAGGCATCCGATAAGCACGCGTCCTGGGCGTGTTTCCGCAGCAATTTATTCCAGGGTATTTGCAGGGAGTATCCAAATGCATAATCTTCCATTTCCTCTTGTAGTGGCGATTGATGGTGAGTTGCGCGCCTCATCCGATGCGCTTTCGGCTGGAATCGGCCAAGCACATGCCAGCGTCATCAAGTTGGTCCGGCGTCACAGCGAAAGCCTTGAGCGGTTTGGAAGGGTCAGATTTAAAATCCGACCCTTTGCAACTCGTGGCGGCAATCAGTCGCGCGAGGTCGCACTTCTAAACGAGCATCAAGCAACGCTACTTATTGCAATGATGCGCAACTCGCCCCGTGTGATTGATTTCAAAGTACGCCTAGTTGAAGAATTCTTCCGTATGCGCGACGAATTGCAAGTCCGGACGAATGATCTTTGGAAACAAATGCAAGCGCTGATCGCCAAAGAGGTCGAATCGAAGGTGCGCGCCTCATTCGGTTCGCACCTGATGAATATCCGAAAGAAAGAAATCCCTCCGCTTCGAGATAAGCGGTACCTACTGGAGCAAGAAATCCAGCCACCCTTATTTCTCAATTAACCCGGCCACGAGCCGGTTTTTTTACGCCTATCAAAAAGGACTGCCATGAATCAGAAATTTACCTATGTCGTGTTGGGACTGTATTCCGCTGCCTACCTGCTGCTGTTCGGTACCTGGGCTGCTCTCGTCCTGACATCCAATACCCAAGCAACCGAATTCGTCCTCTATATCAAAGACGCACTTATCGGCTTGACTGCTCACGTCATGACGCTGATCAATTTTGGCGGCGGCAATCCGCCACCTCCCGCCGTAGTTACCAATCCTGTCACCCAATAAGGAATTTCCATGAAAAAGCTATTTCTCGCCGTTCTCGCTGTCTCGCTGGCTTTGGCAGGCTGCGCAACCACGCAAGCACCAATTGTGATTGCGCCCATCACGCCAGCGCAACTGTTGACGCAAATCAATACTGTAGTCTGCCCGGTCTATGACGCGACCGCGACCGCGATTGAAACCACGCCTGGCGTCGATCCTGCTGTTGCCACATCGTTGCAAGCCCAATCGGCAAAGGTCGATAAGGTATGCGCTCTCAGTGCCACGCTGGACGCAACAAATCTGCAAACGCTGGCCGATTCTTCGGTACCGGTAATCCTAGCCATTGCCGAATCGTTGCCGCCAAGCCCGCAACGTGACGCCGCGATTGCTGCGATTACCATCGCGAAGACCATGCTACCGGTTCTGATTGCGCAAGTGAAGGCGATTGCTGCTGCCCAACCGATCCCATCAGCCGGCACGCCGTCTGCCGTCACCCCAGCGCCGAGCGTAGTGGCATAAATGATCAGCGATCTTGATCTGGCGCTGGTGTGCGAATATTCGTATTCCAGCGCCAAGCAGACGTGGGGAACTGATACCGTTCACGTCTATTGCATCTTGAAGCCCGGCCGCTGCATCATCGCATTCGAAGGTACAACCGACTTTGACGAGTGGCAAGTCAACTTCGAGGCAATCCCGGTCGACGTACGCGGGATCGATCATAAAGACCTCGGGTTCGTGCATCTCGGCTGGTGGCAGGATGTGCAGTCCGTGCAGCAGCCGATCATCGATTTCTTGAAGACGCTGCCAGCCGGTACCGAGTTGGGCTGCACCGGTCACTCAAAAGGCGCGAGTGAAGCATTGATCTTTGCGGCGCAGGCCAAAGCGGCCGGCATTGTCTGGACTCGCGTATCGACGTTCGGTACACCGCATCCAGGCGGCTTGGCCGGTCTGATTACCAGCGAACTCGGCAACGACTATCGGAACGGATCTGATCCAGTCGCCGATGTGCCTTTCTACTTACCGCGACCCCGGCCTATCACATTGATAGATGCGCCGGTACCGCAGTTCAATACTCCGGACTGGGGGCCGGCGATCTGCCACCATATCCAAAACTACACGGCAGCGATGCGAGCAATGCACGTCTAGTTTACGTTATGCTGTATACCCATACAGTATATTGAGGCTGGAAGTTACCAGTAGGACATGGACGATAATATGTATTCGCTCGGCATGGGGCATCTAGCGAGCGCGCCGCCGAATGAGCATGTACCCATCGTGGGCGCTTCGGTATCGGTGCGCCTGCTTCGAAAAAATGGCGTCAAATTATCCAAGGCAGAACGTGAGGCGCAAGAGCCGCTTGTTGGCGAAATGACGATTGCGCCATTTATGAAAGATGCCAGCGCATCGATCGGGTTGGAGGCGATGCTATTTAATTCCACGGGAAACTTGCGGTACAACTTGCATAAATGCCTTTTCGATCCTCGGGTAATTAGCATGGATGTACGCGGGACGGTTTATCGCGGATTCGAGCGGGAAGTCATTGATGGGAAAATGATCGAATTCGTGCAGGTATGGCTAGTTATGCCTAGGGTATAAGTAACGCCGTTAATTCATCCAGGCGGGCGAGATATGCAGCAGCCATTATCTTGCCATGCTCATCATTTCCAAGCCCCTCGGCCTTTATCTCATCGCGCATGCTTGATATGGCGACACGTAGTGTTGCTGATTGAGCATGCGTCAATTTTGCGCCATTAATAAAAATCTCTGCTTCGCTCATATCGTTGCTTTCAATCGTGGGAAATACAGTTGTAAGTCATTGTTTTTCACTGGTTTATACAGTGGTTTGTTGTGGTCGCGGTATAATGCCGGATTCGCTTTCAACCAATTGATTTAAATCAGAAAAGACATTTTTACGCATGTTATCTACAGCGTATCTCACGAAATTATGAAAGCCTTTACCAGCCTCAAAAAACTATAAATCGTGGAAAATAAATTAATATTCGTGGAATTACTTGATCGAAATCAATTTATATCCCTTGCCGCGCATATCATCATATTTGTCCGTCATTGATGCATTGGCATGACCTAGAATCGCTTGAGCGAATTCCGCACCATATTGCTCCCGGTACAGCCGCTCAGACAGACTCCGTATTTCATGGAACGTCGGCGGCGTCCGGCCTTCCTCGGCTGTTATTTTTGCTTTGGTCAAGGCCAGTGTAAATGCCGTCGATAATGCGTTAGAGTTTGCCTTTGAGCCAGGCGTCGCCATGCCGACCCGCCTGCTATGGTGCACCATATACTGGCTGAGTACGCGGTTACGGCAGCCATTGACAGCATCCTCGATAGTCATTTTTACCTTATCCAGCCCTACCTTCCCATCCAGTTGTAATTTGACTCGACCTTGCCCTTTCCCTTGTTCGACGTACAAAAATCCCTTTTTATAGTCCGCGAATTTCATTGACGTAATATCGTCGCGCCGCTGTGCCGTCAGCAATGCCAAGTTCATCGCGCACTGCACCCAGTCAGGCGCTTGCGCATATATCAAATGGAATTGCTCCAGCGTAAGTCGTTCGCGCGCCACCTTGCGACTCGGCGTGTACGTTGCTGTCACCGGATTTGTTCCTGCATCGATGAAACCCCGCGTCTCTGCCATACGGAACATATCGTGCAGTCGCGCTCGGAGCATAAGCGCGGTGCTGGAGCCGACCCTCTTTTCTGTCTCTTCTACCAACTTGGCTATGTGGTGCACGCCGACCTCTTTTAAGCGCATCCAGGCGAATTCGCACGCCAGAATACGATTCAGATACACGCCTGCTTGGCGCAGTGTTGATGCGGCCGGCTTGGTCGCTTCTATCCATAATTCCTTATAGAGCGGAACCCATTGTTCGACGGTATGCCCGATCTTTCCCGTAACCCAGTCTGCCAGCGTCGATTTATCCATTGCCGCCAACGCAGCGTTTGCCGCGCGCGCCTCGGTGAAGGCTTTGATCTTGTCTTGGCCAATACCGCGGCGTTCGCCGTTTAACGGGTTTCTGTAATAGAAATAGCCATTTGGATTCCGGTACAAATTGGCCGGAAACTGGCGATTGACTGCGAGGCGTTTCCGTCCCATATCAATCGCCGCTGTATTCTGCGGTTGGCTTCACGTACCAGAGTCGGCCCATCTTCTTCGGCGCCGGCTGGATGCGCCCGGCATGAACCCAGTTAAGCAAGGTGTTAGGGTGGGGAGGTTTGGTGCCGAAGACGATCGACGCCCATTCTCGCAGTGTGACGAATTTTGGTTGCGCAATGCTATTCATGATTTCAATGCTCCCTAACAATTTTCAAATTGATTTCAGCGTATGGAATAAACGCCTCCAATTGTTCCCGCGCCAGCGTCGCGACGTCCAGGCCATAGCAGGTTGCGTGATCAGTCAGAAAGCGCCATAACAAGACCATGGCCACGCCTTCGCCGTCCGAGATAGTTTCAGTGCGATCCTGAATCTGTTTGCAGCGGTCGTTTGCGATCGCCGTGTTTTTATCGGTGATTCTCATGCTTGCTCCCCTGTATTGGTGAGTGGTAAATTCGCCCAATGCGTGGCGCCGATGATTCGATCTTCCCAATCGATAATTCCTGCTTTGCAGTCGGGATACATGTCGCCCTGAAAGTTTGATACCTGTACGGCCAGTGCATCACCGTTATCAGCATCAGGTATGCGCACCAGAAATGAAACACTTTCGCTTGTCGGTTTTGATTCGATTGGAAGCCACTCTGCCGGCGATTGCCTGTCTTGCTTGACCATTGCAGCAACAGCATCAACAATCGCTCGATACCCTCTATGCGTGTCTTCGACGGAATCAAACTCCACTTTTATGCACGGTCTTTTCGTGGGAGCTATTTCAATCATCCAATTGGCCGCACGAAGAATTTTCATGTCGCTCATTTCACGCTTTCTGTTGTATCTGGTTGACCGCTGCGCCATGTTTCGATGAAGCCTAAATTGCGCCCGCAGTTGCAGCAGATGGCATCACATGCTTGTGTTTCATTGACGCGTTCGTGTTTGCAGTTCCGATATTTGAAGCGATGCATGCAAAGCCGGAACACCGCGAATAAGAAAATAAGCAGCACAATGCAGATGATCAGCAATAAATCGGTGGCCGCTTTTGCCATCCAAAATCCGATATAGGCCATCATTTCTCTTTCTCCTGGCTATCTGATTGAAAGGCAGGAGCGCATTGATAGTCGCAAGTTGGCGGCAATTCATAAGTACCGCGCTTACGTGGCTGATGTATTCCCATGTGCTGCGCCCAACCGCATTTTATGCACGGATTGACCGTATCTCGCTTTGCGCGAATTTCAGTAGTTGGCGCGCTCATAGCTCCGGCTCCATGATGTCAATTCCCGCATCAAACTCGGCAACTATCGCTGCCATATCTGGCGCATTGCTCAAGACAACGGCACGGAGCAGTTCTGCGTTCTCTTCGTTTGCTATTGCTAGTCGCCAGCGGGATGCGTCCTTGGCGTCTGTTGATGGCGGTGCATCAGCATAAAGTGGCTGAACCCATGCATCTTTCCAGCCGTTAAAGTCGATCTGCTCTTGCCGCCAGTTATCGGCACTTTCCTTTTTAAAGAATCCCATTGGAACGGCATAGTCTGGACAGATAGGCTTGCCCTTGGCAACACGATGCACAACCCAATGCACCGGCTCCGATCTTCCCGTATTGGTACACTTGGCGGCAAGCCAGCCATTGAAGGCTAGATCGGCGATCTGCTTATCTGACATGACAAGCACGCGCGCCTCAAATTGTTCGCGCTCTTTTTCGATATCAAGCGTCATTCTTTTCCCCTTGTTCCGATGGCAGATCAACGATCCCTGATTGTTTGTCATGCTCACGAATAGCTTTGGTCAGCATCTTCACCGCCTGCCGAACGTATGCAGGAACCTGATTGATTTGATCCGCCTTTTGCTGAACGATTTCGCTTGCCCTGCCTGCAAGGCTAGAATCCAAACGGACGCACTCAGACGCGCTAGATAGAAAGCCGCGCTGCATATCTTCATCCAGCATGTATTCACAGCGAAACCATGCAAGCATGCGACGCAAGTGATTTACGTTCGAGTTAGAAACGGGCATCGCTGGAATATTGCCGTCTCCGGATAAAATCATCTCGCGCTTACTCATTCTTTTCTCCCTGAATGGCGGCACGCAGATCGCCGGAGAACTTGCCACCGACATCAAGTATCTTGCCATCATCGAAGTAGATGGTATCGATAGGATTATTTTCATCGATCAGCGATCGGAGTAGTTCTGCATCCTTCTTAGCAGCATCCAATTGGGCGAGAAGGTCGGCTACTACGGCAGGCGGGACTGCATCAATATAATCGGTGAAGCACGGCAGTATTCCGCTTCGCTCTAAGCAAGGTTTCAACGTGGACCAGCGGTCACCCGCACGATCCGCCGTTGCCGCACACAGCCTTTTCAGTTCTTCTAGTTGAGCATCCATTACGCATTCCCCTGGACGTGACTTGCTCGGGCCTGACGCCAGAATTCAACCAGCGCATCTAGCATGATACGAGCGCAGAAATTCTCACCATCCTTGAAAATGCCGATCGATCCGTCATTCTCAGGAAATAAAACGACATGGAATAACTCGTCCCCAAGGTCGAAGCCGACGAGCGGTTTTGCGTCATCGAGAGAACTCGGCGCAAGCAGCGTTTTGCTGACTGGAATATTCAGGCCACTCATACACCACCCCCAACAGGGGATTGCATTGCTTTACGAATAGCAGAATCGAGGTCTGCACCCGTCAACCGCATCGAAGTCGGCCATGGGGCCAATTCGCAGCGGACAACCCAAGGAAATGTTGGGTAGGAAATCGGTTCGTTGACCAAACGATCTTCGCGCAACCAGCGATATAACTCAGCATAATCGCTGTCTGCTGCTTCTGGCAGAGCCGGAGCAATAGGGGCAGCGGCAAGCATCGCGCGATACACCTTCTCCATCGGAGTGGCGCCAGAAGACAACGCGGCCCTCCCGGCGTCATGCACCTCCTGCGTAGGAATTTTTGGAACAACTTGCCAGCCAGGTGCTACCGCCTTCGCCTCTCCCAAACTAGCAGGGGCGGCACGGAATGCTTCGATCACCGTTACCAAGTCAAGGATTTGGATATTGCCGCATACAAAACCATGCGATGGGTCACGTCGCATAGCTCCGTAGTAAGTTCGGTCGAGTCGTGCCAACGCTTCAAGCGCGGCGGCATTCTTCGCCTCTCCCGCTTGTGGCGAGACTGCGGCAGGAAACGGCGAACGGTCATATGCCAGCACATAGGAAAGGCTTCGCAGATAGTCGGCATACCGAGACTCCAAACCGCTTTCTTCGGAGATTTTGCGGAGCATTCTTGCCTGGTTATCCGTGCCGCCAACAAACTGCCGTGCCAGTCTAAGCGTTTCGCTTTCAACGTATTCTGTCGGCCCCTCTTGTAGTGGGAGGGGTGGGGAAGCCAGTTCCAGCGCAATGTCGATTGCCTTACCAGCTAGAGAGCCAAGAAGGTTGAACATGGCATCAGGTCCGCCAATACCGTTGCAACCCCTGATGTCATCCAACGCCTTATTCAGATGGCCATCGATGCATACGCGGTTGCGAGCCTCTCTGGCGATGCCAGTTGGTTGCGGATATTTTGCTTGCAGTGCCGCAGCCCATTGTTTCATGTCTTGATCGCTCACAATTGCTCTCCTGTCGGCGCAACCATTTCAACGGCGTCATTAATATGGTCTGCCTTAATGGTGGATGGGGTGGCAGCAGCAAGCAACACTGCGCGCGCTTTCGTCATCAGGTTGAACACGTTCTCGCCAACATTATTTTCAAAGTATGCGAAAACAAGTTTGTTCAGCATTTCGCCGGTATCCGCCTTACTGGTAGCCTGCAATAATTCGATGGCTTCCAAAATTGGGTCAGCGCCGCCGTCATCAGGATCGAGGCCAAGCGCTTCGTTAATCAGACCAATATCAGAGCATGCAGCCTGAAACATGCGTGTCATGCTAGCAAGTTCTTCTGTCGCCTTACTGGCTGTAGGGGTGGCGGCAAGCAAGGCGCGGGCTTCCCAGCCTATAAATTGATGCGAACCTGCCAACGGGTCATAGAAACGTAAAAATCCTTGATCGTCGCGATATGCAACTTTTGCTTCCTGCGCCCACTTTGTGAACGATGCACGCTCATCCGTCAGCGGTTCTACTGTCGCTTGTGGCGATACCTGACTGGCAAGATAAAATGGTGTTGTTTGCCCCATGAATTCGCGAGTGTTCCAACGTTTTTCAAGCCTAGGGTTATCTACTGCACTCAAATCTATATAGCCGAATGGTTTTTGTGAAGCATGACCAAGAATTGTCGAATCAAGATCACGTTGCAGATTTATACGCGCAAGGCGCTCATGCTCTGCTGCCTCCTGCCATGTAGCAAAGCCATTCGGTCCTTTAATTGCTTCACGCAAGCGATATAACTCGGCCCAATTTTCAGCATCCATTGGCTTGTCTGTGACCGCTACCAATGGCGCAGAAGAAGCAAGTTGTTCGGTGGTTGCAAGCCAAACATCGTCACGCCGAATCTGTTCGCCATTGATGGTGTCTGTGTATAAGACCGGCATCGGCGCGATCGAGAGGACTTCGTGCCACGGCTTGTAACTGAGCGTCATCTCAGTTCTTTTGACTGGCGCGGCAGCCGAGGCAAACGGGACGTATGGCCTGGCATCATCTTCGCTGGTTTCCAGCGGGATATCATTTGTATTCATGCTGCCTCTTTAAAGGTAAGTGAATTAGCCGCAGCGTCATGGCGTGCGACAAGGGATCGAGAAGTGACAACCGGCATGTCGAGGCTCTTGGCCAAGCGGATTTCAACCTTGGCGCCGCGCGATCGGGAACAGCCTGGCAAGGTTGCTACAAAGTCGCAGGTAACGAGCTTGGCAATGTCCTTGCGCATCGCTGCATGCCAACTCTTGGCGCCGCCCATGTTGATTTCAGCTGGGCTGATGACGATGTACCCGAGAGCGCGCAGCCGCGCAGCTTCGGCATGGAACGCGGGAAAGTTGAGTTTGGGCAGTCCGGTCATGGGGCCGGCCAAGTAACACTTCAGGCGCTTTCTTTTACTATTGGCGATCATGGTAGGATTGCCTTCCCTTTAAGGAGACAAAGATGGCCGAAGCAAATCAATACGAAAAAGCCCGCATGACCAGAGCGATTAGGGCTACGAACGAACAGATTCTGCAAGCCAAGCAACTGGTGGCTGAGCACTTCAACGGCGTTTCGAACCCAAATGGAGTTATTACCCTGGGAATACTTCAAGCTCTCGCCAGCAACTACAGCGCGCTTGAAATCTCGCAATCGATCGACGCAAAATAGGGGAATATTTGTGAGGGCTGCGGGCGCAACTCGACATGTCGTCCTGCCGCCCCGACAACTTCCTGCTCGTGATACGCTCCCCTCAAAATAATGGGGGAAGCGATGCACAAAAAATTCCTGAAAGCGGCCGCTTTTTACGGCGTTGCCGGCGGGCTTGTCTTGCTCGGCATGGTGCTGGATTCGCTTTATCGCTTGCCTTTTGACAAGTTGGGGGACGTTGCAACTTGGCTCGGGGCGGTCGGTGCGTTTGCTGCTTTTGGCGGAGCAATCTATCTCGCAATGCAGCAGAACTTGCGTAGCGACAGAGAGAGAATTGCCCGAGCTAGAGTTTTTGCTCCTGCTGTGGCGCTGCAGCTCACTCTTATTCGCCCAATGCTGGATAGTGCCATCGCTAGCCTCAGCACCGAGGGGTACGTACCGCTCGAAATGAAGTTTCAAAATTGGGGTGAGCATTTCAAAGAAATTCCGATTTGGAGTGTCAGCGAAATGGAGGCATTTATTTGCCTGCCTAACGACTGCGCGGTCAGCCTCGCTTTGGTGAAGGAAATCATGCGCGCCACTTCCGAATCGATGCTTAATGCCAATCGATCGAAAACGGTAGAAGAAACTGTTAGCTTGCTCAAGGGCGCGGCCGACCACGCCGAGGTGGCAGCTAGGGAACTGCAGGCCGTCGTGGAACAATTGATTAAGAGGTAGACAAATACAGATCATGCCGCCCTCACAATCTCGCGCTCATGCGCGAAATTTGCCTGGATCAGCGCGCGCGCCATCGGCGGGCATACTGAATTCCCGCACATACGAACTTGGGCGCTTTTGGTGAGGGTCAGCCCTTGCTCTGGCTTGTCGCCGATGATGTAGGTATCTGGGAAGCCTTGCGCCCGGTACAGTTCGCGCGGCGCCAGCATGCGCAGGCCGATATCCACTATCTGATAATCTTGGCCGTGAATGGTCACCAAACCGAACCGGTCCTTGCTGGTCACGGTCCTTAACGGATCAGTGAGGTTATCCGCTTCCTTTTCATTCCCGTAGTAGCTAAGCAGGAATGCGCGCACCTCGGCGTGATGAAGACCGCCCGCGCTAATCGTGCCCAGAGGTTCGTCTGTTGCAGCCGCATTGCTCGTACCGCGCAACTTAATCAGATTGCTGGTGACCAACGCTGACTTACCACCGCCCCCGGCCGTAACCGTACCAAGTGGTGCGTCAGCGGCATGGCCGACGCTCTGAGTCATGTCACGCTGGATGTGCGCTGTTACGATTCCGAGCGCGTGCGGCGCGCCGGCGGGATTTTCTTTCGGGCCGGCCGTGATGGTCGGCAGTGGGCTGGCCATGTCGCTGCCGGTCGCGCCGGTACGGAATTTGGTAATGTGCGCAGAGACCATGCTGAAATGGCCACCCTTGACCTGGGCGCAGATCGTGCGCAGCGGTTCATCGACCGGCATATTCCGTTGATTGCTGGCATTGGCATGTTCAGTCAGGAACGCGGTAACTACGGCGCCATCGGCTTTCGAGGTAATCGTCGCCAATGGTTCATCTGCGCCACGCGGGCGACTCTGGCCAGCGCGGCCGCCGACGCCAGCGAGCAGCGCAGAAACCAGCGCATGCCTGTTTTCGGTCGGAATGGTATTGATCGGCTCGTCCGGATTTTGGCCCCGGACATCCGAAGCCCGTTTGTCGCTGTAGTACGGGCTGATATAAGCCGTCGCGATTGCTTTCTCGCCGCGATTGGCGCCCGTTATCGTGCGGAACGGCTCGTCGATCGATTCGGACCGATCACCGCCTTGGTGGGTGACCGGCACTATCGATGGCAGCACTATCGCACGGTGATTCTCGGCGGTCAGCGTGCCGAACGGTTGCGTCGTCGGTACCGGCTTGCCGGAATAGATCGGACCTCCTTGACCGATAATGAACGGATTGGCCGCTATGACGACATACCGCATGATTCCCTTGGCGATGCGTCGGAGCGTAGCCGGCGCCAATGGCCGGGAGCGTTCAAATATGGATGGACAGGGGATAGACCAGTCGATACATTCGGCGGCAGTGCGATAAGGCAGCAACTTACCGGCTTTGACACCAATGCTGTCCGGCGCACCATGCGTCGGCGCCGGGAAGGTAATCGCAATCCCGTCACGCCGCGCGACGAGGAAGAATCGCTTCCGGATGGTAGGGGTGTCATAGTCGCAGCCGCGCATCTCGCGATAATCGACTTCATAGCCGTGGTCGCGCAGTTGACGCACGAAACTTTCGAACGTCTTGCCCTTTTTTGCAGGATCTGGCTTCGCGTTCCCATCGGCATCAATGAGTAGTGGCCCCCAAGTTTTGAACTCTTCGACGTTTTCGAGCATGATGACGCGCGGCTTGCACTTTGCAGCCCAGCGTAGCGTTACCCACGCGAGGCCACGAATCTTCTTCTCTACAGGCTTACCGCCCTTAGCCTTACTGAAATGCTTGCAATCTGGCGACAGCCAGACAAGGCCGACCGGCTGATTGCCCGTGACTTTGATCGGGTCAACATCCCAGACAGACTCGCAAAGATGCTTCGTATGCGGATGGTTAGCGGCATGCATGGCCAGTGCTTCCGGATCATGATTGATCGCGATATCGACCGGACGGCCGAATGCCCATTCCAGCCCAGTGCTGGTGCCGCCACCGCCGGCGAAGTTGTCTATGATTAATTCATTGCCCAGGTCAAGCGGCAAACTCATCAGATCGCGCTTCATCAGATATCGTCCAGCGTTTCAACGGCGCCAGGCAGCGGGAACCACGTCGGCAAGGCGTCGAAACTCTCGCGCAACTTCATAATTCCGCCGAAGCATTCCAGTTCGCCGATGCCGCCGAGAACGAATGTCAGCGGGCTATCGGCATCGCGGGTGAAAAACCTGATGGATTCGCCGAAGTTCTTGCCGATCGATAAGGCATCATTTAAATAGCGCGGATTCACGGCGCCGGAAATTCCTTCCTTGTAGCCGATGGTGCTGGCGACGCGCTCGATGCGCGGGAAGACGCCTTCGATCAATGAATTGCCAGGCTGAATAAACAAAGGCTCGGCAACCGGGCCGGAAATCATTGCGTTGCCATTCGACATCACGTCCAGCGTGTGCTTGGCGTTGGCAGAATGTTTCAGCGCATCCTTGCTGATCGCGACGATAATTTCCTTTTCCACGAAACCGTGCGGATCGCGGACCACGATGTAACGATGACCATTGGTGGCAACGATCATTGCGGAATCGTCATCAAGCGGCCGGATGTTGATGCCGCACAGGTAATACCGGATATCCTGCTGAGCCATAAACGGATATACCAATTTCATTGCGACGGCATTGATGCGAGCGATCAGATGCGCGCCATCAGTCGATTCGACTTCTGTTCCTTCGATTGCAGATTGTTCCGGCTTGGTATTGGCGTTCATTGGATGCCTTTATAGATGGTTGATCCGGTGTGTGAAAACATGGCTTGATACGAAGCGAGGGATTCAGTGTTGTCGTAACCTCGCTGTTCGTGCTGGCGCAGGCGATAGTGGAAGCGGCCGCGCACATAGGCACCGGCCGAGATGTGGTTCGGCCAAACTGTGTAACCGAGGAATGGCACGCCGGCAGCCGTCGGCGCCAGGCGGATCTTGAAAGGGTGAATCGTCAGGCCCATGGCTGCGAGGTATTCAACGATCAGATCCTGCAGCGCCAGCAGCTCGGCGCGGGAGGATGCGAAAATGGAAATGTCATCGACGTAGCGCAGATAGAAGCGCACCAGCAAGACTTCCTTGACCCAGTGATCGAAGGCATTCAGGAAAATGTTTGCGAACAGTTGTGACGGCAGGTTCCCGATTGGCATGCCCTTGGCCAAGGTCGTGCGATACATGCTATCCGCCGCGAATAGGTCATCGAATGAACTATCAGTCTGAAATGAATCGATAAGGTCGATGATCAGGCGCCGAACGTCGTTGTCGCCGATATGGCGCAGCACAGCTTGTTTTAAAAGCGCATGATTGACCGAATAGAAGTATTTCGAGATGTCGAGTTGCAATACCCATTTCGCTTCCGGCGACCGGGCGAACTGGGCCATGCGCTGGACTGCCGCATGCGTGCCACGGCCGGGCAGGTTGCCGTAGGTGTCATGAATGAAACGCTTCTGCCAGATCGGCAGCATGTACCGATACAGCAGCCAATGCACGATCCGGTCTTTCGTCGGCGCGCAGACCACCAGGCGATGTTTTTTTTCGCGGACGATGAATGTCTTGTAAGGGCCAAATGCGTACTGCCGGGCGCGCAGCCGGTTTTGTATCGTAACCAGGTGACGCAGCGGGTCCGCACCGAAGCGCAGCACGCGCAGGTTATTGGACTTGTTTTTACGCGCCTTGCCCCAGCACTGAAACAGGTTAGGCAGGCTTGTCAGGCGGTAGAACTCAGAATTAGTGCCGCATCCCGCCGCAGCACACGTGCACACCGCGGCGGTTTCCGGTTTGGCGCAAGGCCGTGCTTTCGGGAGCGAGCCCCCAGGAGATTTTCGACCAAGAATGAATAGCTCTTTGTGAGCAAGCTCACAATCTGAACGTGATATTTTTGGGTCTGCGGAAGCCGATATTGTCGTTCCGGTTGTCGGGATTCCAGTTGTTGAGATTGAAAGCGCCGGCATTGTCGTCCGAGTTCCAGTAGCCGCCTCGGATGAGCGCATTGCTGGACTTTTTAGAAAATCCCCCTTGGTACTCATGCTGGCTCCGCAGTCAGGGTTGGACTTACGGTAGCCTTGAGCGCGCGAATCACGCCGCCCAATAAATTTCCGATTTCAACCGCCAACGAAACGCGATGCTCGAAGGCGATCTTCAGTTTCTTTAATGTCGGTACCAGGCTCAGATAGTGTTTTAGCTGATCGACATCGGCCGACAGGCTGTTGAGCAACGCCTGTTTGTTGTCTTCCAGGCCATACGCGAAAATATGGTGCATTAGGCTGTACATCACGGTCCGGACGTTCTCGCCCCAGATAGCGCGGGCGTCGCGTGGCAACCGCATCAGATCCAGTGTCAGTTGCTTATCGAGTTCTTCGGCCTTGGCCTTCAAAACAAATTCGGATGTGTTTGTTGACCGTAAAATCTTGTTTTCGCCGGCCCGGTTCAGTTTTTTGAACTGGCGCAGCTCATTGATTATTTTTCCGACGATATCGTCCGGAACCGAAGATAAGAGCGAGTCTTTCACGTCGCCTTGGGGCGATACGTAGACGTTCCGATCCGTTTCATGTGTGCCGAGCGAAACAACGTAGGGCGTGTTGTAGTCGTTGATCATCGACCAGAGGCGGCGTTTGTAACCGGCCAATGGAAAACCGACCACGATATGCGGATTATTTGCCGGGCCCTTCAATTGCATCTTGTAATGCTTGAGATTGTGCAGGACGTGCGCGGTCCGGTTATAACCTTGCAACCACCCGCCCGACTGAACAAAGATTAAATGCATGGGATATTTCTCTTCAAGTTTTGCCGCGATTTCCGCGACCTTATCGGCTTGCCCTAGGCCGACGTCGATACCTTTAAAAGAAGTGATGCCGAACTTGGCCGCTTCCTCGGGTGTTGGGAGTTCGATTTGCATATCGCCTACTTTTTATTGTTATTAAGAACGGACCGCCGCTTCGCAGCGACCCGTGACCAGAAACCAGAAGCCTGAATTTTTACTTGGTGCTGCGGAAGCCGATACCGTCGTGCCGGCCGTCGGGATACCAGAGGTAGAGACGGAAAGCGCCGGCATAGTCGCCCGAGCCCCAGCAGCCGCCCCGGACGAGCGCACGGCCGGACCAATCTGAACCAGCATCCGGATACCATCCGACACCTTTGGTATAAGACGGCGCCGGCGCGCTGGTGATGGATGGTGAAGCGGCGGCGAATGCCGATTTGACGATGCCGCTTTCATCGCCTTGGATATCGTCACGAACCCACGAATACGCGTTGCCCGCAAAGTGATATATGCGATCGCCAGTTGACAGGACCAGCCAGGTACGTTCATCTGCATCTTCGGGCTCGTACGTGCCGGATTGCGCTTCGTCGACGTTATCTTTACGAACGCCCTGGTACATCTTGCCTTCGCCGACTACGCCGGAAATCCAGTTCGCTGCCTGCTCGGATAAATCCAGCGCCACGGATAGCCATTGCGATTCTGTAATCAGGTTGTAGCCAGCCGATTTACATGCGGCGATAGATTCGGCGTAGTTGATATCGACCCATGGCGTACCGTCAGCGGTCGACTGCACGGTGCCGGCGACGCTACGCGACGATGGGTATTGCGCGATCTTGAACGACGGGACAAAGAGGCCATTTGACAGCGTGCGATCCGGCACCGTAATGAAAAGGCTGTTCTTTTGCACGTCGTCGGCCAGGATGGCGCGCAGCTCGGCGGCAAGCACCGGCTGAGTGATAGCGCAGGAATCGGCATATGCGGCGATAGCGGGCATCGCATGCTGGTCGGTCGTGATGTTCAGTGGGAAATACTGATCGTTTTCGTGTTTTCCGCCTGGCGCGCTGCTGCCGTCGGTACGCGTGACGGTGAATTTCTTAAATAAGCCAACATCGGCTTGGTCGAGCGGTTTTGCTTCGGTGACTGCATTCATTGCTATCCCTCCTGTGGTTTTAAAAGGTGCTGCGTTATTTGTCCCGGTAGTCCGCTATCGCAGACAGTGCAGACCGGGGGCTGCGGGAGATTTATTCAATCTTTTCGTACGGGTATTTCTGCTGGTGTGGCTTGATAAAATCTTTAAAGTAGCCGCCTGGTGATTTCGCTCCTTTGAAATTAGCGAAGTCCTCGGCAGTGAAATTCGCATAGTGATAAAGGCTCCCATTCGGAGCGACCTTGCTAGGTTTAAAGCGAACTGCAAGCGTGTTGGTTGCAGCGTCATGACCAAGAGAATCAATCTGCGACGAAACAACAGAATCCATAGCAATGACCGGGCGTGGAGCGATTTCGATATCCATTAAAATTTCCTTCCTAGAACGGAATGTCGTCATCCATATCGCTGAAATTCGGCGCTGGACGCGATGCTGGTTGTTGACGTTGCTGATTGTTATTGCCAGGGTTCTGACGTGCAGGTTGACCTTGCGGCCTGTTATCATTGTCATCAGCAGATTCCGGGCGACCGCCAAGCATCTTCATCACGTCGGCGATAATTTCCGTGGTATATTTTTCAATGTCGTCTTTGTCTGTCCATTTGCGCGTCTGCAAACGGCCTTCGACGTAGACTTGCGAACCTTTTTTTAGATACTGGCCGGCGATTTCAGCCAGCTTTCGGTAGAAAGTGACACGATGCCATTCGGTCAATTCTTTCTTTTCGCCGGAATTTTTATCTTTCCAACTTTCGGTTGTCGCGATCGCACAATTGGTCACGGCATCGCCGTTGGGCATATAACGCGTTTCAGGGTCACGCCCCAGATTGCCGACAATGATTACTTTATTAACTGAAGCCAATTTGTTCTCCGTCGATTAGTTGTAGCGGTGTTCGATCTTGATTTGTGCCACGGTGTTGAGCAGGTATTCCCGCGCTACGCGGCACTTGGCGATCATCTTTTCTTCCAGTTCTTGGTCTCGCTGATATGTAATGCTCGTTAGACGTAAGGCTGGGTCGATGTGGGAAACTTCGTGCAACTCGCGTTGCTCGTAGCGGATTAAGTCATCTGGAGTGTCCAGCATCACAAAGCAGACTTCGTGTTCTGGAACGTCCCAGAGGCGCATGTAGGCGCGTCCCTGCCATTCATAGAGAGAGTCGTGGCAGTCTTCGCTCAACGCTGGAAAAGTATCTAAATCCCATGCGCATTTCGTATCTATGGTCTTAATGCCAGGCACATAGATATCGCATTCACCGGTCAAGAACTCGTCTTCGCGGCGTTCGGTGTTCTTGGTGTAATTTTTGAAGCGAAGGGAATTAATCGTATCGATTGCCTCGTCCTCGCAAGCAAGCCCCTTGTCCATATATTTGGTTTCAACGACTTTGTTGTAGCCATAGACAAATTGTTTTGCGAGTTTCCCGAGAAATGTCTTTGCGCCGGCAGACAGGGACATTTCCTTATACGGTGCGAGCAGCAACTTATCTGCGTCGGTCTTTCGCGCCTTATTTAAAATGTCTTGCAGTTCGAGCGGCACCAATTTCTTATCGATCGACTGTGCATCAGTCATGATTAGGCCAAGCGTGGAGGGATGAAATTTAAGCATTTTTCACCTCGTCATTTACCTGGGTAAGTTGGTCTTCAGTCAGGATGTATTCGGCTTTCAGGCGAGCGACGGTGAACTCTCCTTTTTTAATCGCTTCGATGGCACTGGCCAGGCCATTGGCGCCGATTTTCATTGGCGTTTTTATTCCGCCTACCGGGGCTTTGCCATCTGGCGCGCCGCCGCGGCCATCGTCATCTGGCGTGTCCGATGTAGCCAGCCCGCATGCGCCGAGCAAGGTGTAGCGCTGTAAATAGGTTACGGTGGAGGCGATCTGCTGGATGGCATTTTTCTTGCCAGAATTGTCAGGCGGTGCTTTCATCGTAGTGCGTTTAGAATGGCCCATCAGATGAGTAATGATGCAGGTCACTTCGATCATTCCGCTGTCCGGCTGAACGGTATCCCAATCGTGGCTAAAGCCATGTTCAGCGAGCGACGAAATAACGACTTCGCATATGCCGCCTAATGTGGCATGACTGTAGGAAGTGCCAGTGAATGTCACGTTTTTATCCTTCAGGATCGTAGGCGCATTCTTTTTGAATTCCGCCATGGCAACGACGAACGCTTTGCGCGCCTCGTTCGCATCGAAGCGATCCTTCAAATCCATGAATTTTTCGATTTGGGCCATGTCTGCGCCACGCTCTACCGCCATACGCAACAAGTCGGCAGGTGTTGTTCCGGTGACAGCCACAGCGGTGCTGCGAGGGTGATCCATTTCTACAATATTTGATTCCATGATTGGCCTTAATAAGTAATTGAGACGTGAGGAACCTTGCCGGCGCGAATCAGTTGAATGATTTCCGGAATAAGGTCGCTATCGACGCCGGCGCCATCGAGCGCTTCGGCGATTTCTTCATGGATGTTCAGACGGTGCGTTTCATCGGCCTTGCGGACGCGTTCGGCTTCGTCCGCAGCATCCTGAACACGCTTGGCGGCCGCGATACGATCAGCTTCGATTTTCTCTGCGCGGGCCAATTCCTCTTGCTCTGCATTGATGGCATCAATGCGCTGTTGTTCAGCAACGGCAGCAACGCGGTTTCGCTCGTCTATTTCATCCTGCTGACGTTGCAACTCGGCGCGCTGTGTTGCCAGAGCTTCATCATCTTGCCGGCGCTTTTCTGCGGCTTCGGCATCAGCGATACGGCGCGCTTCGGCGGCGATATTGTCAGCGGCCAGGCGTTCGGCTGCCGCTTTGCGTTCTGCGGCTTCGATCCGATCGGCATGCTCGGCACGTTCTTTAGCGAGAGCAGCGCGCTCGGCAATCAAACGGTCATTCTCGATGGCCTGTTCGGCTGCAATGCGCTCACGCTCCGCAATGGCAGCTGCGGCCGCGCGTTCGGTCTCCTGAGTAGCGTGATACATCTTGGTGACTGCATCCATCGTTTCGCCGATGGCTTTAGTAGCATCCGGCACAAATTCCTCGTACAGTTCTTCGCTCATGGGCATGGCGTCGATTTCATCGATCAGATCGAACAACTCCGTAGACGGCTTGCCGGCGGCGGTAATAGCCAAATTGCGGATTTGCTGGATACGCTCTTTAATGGCGTCGGTGCGCGCACGCTCGGCGGCGATCTTCGCTTCCTTCTCGGCTTGCTTACGGGTATCCTCTGCCTTAATAGCGGCATCAAATTTGAGTTCGTATTCCTTGGCCTTGGCTTGAATCTCTTTTGATTTGGAATCGATCAGTTGGCCAACTTCAAGAATTGGGGCTTTGCATTCAACCCGGGCGCTCTCTGCAGCAAGCCGCAGATCGTCGCGGAACAATGCACGTTGTTTGACGGCGATTGCATAACCGGCTGTATTGCTGCAGTCGATCACGATCTTGTCGGCTGCCGCGATCGCATTTGCCAACTTGACGTTCAGTGGCGTGTAAATGACTGCGACGTACTTTTCTGGCTCCATCGTGACGAGTGCTGTGCTGGCGACTTCTGCTGGCTTTTCCATTACTTCGTTCATGTCGATCCCTCAGTTAAATTCTTTGTTGAAAGCGCGCAGCGCCAGGCGTACGGATGCGGTGAAAGGCTTCCCGCCGCGGCGATGAAAGCCATACAGACGAATGAATACGACGATGTTCATACCGAATACCCGTAGTTCGACGGCTGCAATACGGCCGGCGCTTGCGCAGCATCACCACTGAGATAGACGCCGACGAAGATCGTGAAAACCGATCCGGACATGAATACGACCAGCGCAGCAGCGACGATTAGAAGAGTGCGTTTCATTTTTCACCCTTCAATGGCGCGCGGTTATTCCAACGGCGCATTGACTCGTTACCCTCAAGCAGTGGCGTGGTGTGACCACAAACGCACGCAACGCGCAGCCGGGTATCGAAGCCATCCGATCCGAGTTCGATCACGGGTTCGCCGCCGCACTTCTGGCATGGCGAAAGCTCGATATTTTCTGCCGGTGGAAAGCAGAAATTAAAAAATGCTTTCAGTGCGCGGAGGATGCGACTCATGACAGCACCATCACGGTTACGCCCAGGGCGCCGGCGTTGTACGCTGCATCCATCAGAGCATCACGATCGCCGATCGCGGAATACGAACTGCTGCCGAACTCAGTTTTAATTTTTATTAAGTAAGTCATTGCATACCCTTCATTTAATTTGAAGTTGGTGACCGGGATACTTTCAACTTTTACGAATAGGCCGCACCACGGAGGGACTGCTCAACCTCAATGCGGAATTCGGGTCCGAATGCTAACTGTCCATATCCAGTCATTCGGTCGCCAACAAGAGAGCCGATTGCCCCGACCTGACTCCACGCCTTAACTTGCGTAGATTCTTCATAGCGACTAGGGTGTTGCGTTAATCGACTCTTTTGTTGGCCCCGGTAACTTTCCCGAGTGCCATGCGCACTGTGTCTTTACGTCGAACTTTCTGCGCCTTCCCGACGTGCCGCTCTTGCAAACTTCTGAGGTAAGGCCACTGCTGCGCAGCCGCCTGGAACCAGGGTCCAGAGACCCGAGCTATTACTTGGTGCTGCGGAAGCCGATAAAGTCGTACCGGCCGTCGGGATACCAGCGGTAGAGACAGAAAGCGCCGGCACGGTCGTCCGAGTACCAGTAGCCGCCCCGGAAGAGCGCACTGCCGGACCAATGCAGCGGGCCGGTATAGATGTAGCCCATGCCTTTTTTCATCGAAGGGAAGGGCGCCAAAGTCAGGTAAGGTGAGTCGGCAGGAATGGATCCGCTGACGACACCGTTTTCATCGCCATGGATGTCGTCAAACAGGTGTTCGTACAGATGGCCGGACCAGTCGTAAATGCGATGACCGTTTGTGAGTTCATGCCAGCGGCGTTCAGCCGGATCGGAAGATTCGTAGTCGTTAGCGACTGGGCCAGATACAGTGCCTTTATGCAGACCACGGATCAATTCACCTTCGCCAACTTTTCCGCCGGTCCAGTTCTTGTCGACGCTGGCGATGTTCAGCGAGATAGCGATTGCTTGTGAGCCGCGAGTGATCTTGCGACCAGCTTTATTGCAAGCCTCAATCGCCTCTTCCTGGCTGATGTTATTTTTAGGCTTTTCGGTCGTTGTGCAGATCGCGTTGCCGTCCGAATCGATCGAGCCGAGGTATTGCTCGATATGAAATGCAGGAACGTGGATCGTCTTGTCGCCCCATTTAAAGGACGAGGCCGGAACGGGAATGAAACCGGGTTCAACCAGATCAAGATTCAAGGCGCTGGAAAACTTTGGCGAACACTTCAGGATTTCGCCATCGTTGTCGGTATCGATAATGATGAAGTCGCCATTGCGGTCTTCAAAGCACTCAAGGCCATGGCGCAGTGTTTCTTTGAACAGGCCAGACACCGCCAGCGCGCCGACGTTGACTGCAAAATGATCGATCTTGGTTGCTATGGCTTTCATGTCATCCCTTCGGTTATTGTTTCGTTAGAATTCTTGCCGTTCTCTCTCGGCCGTCACGCCCTTCGATTTGCCATGCCATACCTTTTAAGGAACCGCCCAGCAGTCGTTTTAATCGCCAATTTGCGCAGAGCGTTTGCACGTCATTACGGGGGCGATCCCCGCTCAGCGCCACCGGACCGTTGGCTGAGAAAGACCGATTCAAAACATCCGGGTCTGAAATTCTTGCTGGCCTCACAACCAGCTCGGCGGCTTTATACACATCCGGTACAGAGGCTTTGCCCACCCGTCTACAAGAGCCGCTAAAACTTGCCGGACGCTGAGAACCGGCTTTGCGCTTCTGCTCAGGCCTGAGCATCTGCCAGCGTTTTGTAATTCGTTATGCAGTTGCGGATTGGCGCGCGATGAACTTGGCACTTTCCTTGGCGCCGATGTGCGGCACATATTTGCTACGGCCAGCCTTCGACATGAAATTGACGCGAGTGAAGCCAGGGCCGCGACCCTTGCCACGAGATTGATACGCCCCGATTTTTCCCATCGCATCGCTTTGGGCGCTACCAGTCAAACGCATCGCCTCGGCGATTGCGTGCATCATTGCGATTGCGCGGCTAAATGGTGTTGGTTTCATTTCACTCTCTGTTTGTGTTTGTTTGTTCGATGTAGGGGAGTATAAACACTTGTTTAGAATAGTCAACAGGTGTTTATGAAATAAATCAACAAAAGTGTAAATAATGCGAATTGCCATAGACGACAGGCGCAAAAAAAACCGCCGAAGCGGTGAGGGGAAGCGTAGGATTGCGAGAAAATTACGGCAGGCGAAAAGCTGCGACAAAAGGCTAGATGTGACACATTACAAAAACAACTTCGATTTTCTTAGGCTTACGGCAGCCACCCTGGTTTTAATCAGTCATCAGCGGGCTTTAATGGGTGAGACTGACTTCGGGTTGAATGAGCGTTTTTCGCTCGGAGTGCTTGGTGTTTGTATATTTTTTATCGTGAGCGGCTATCTTGTCACGCAAAGTTGGTTGCGCGATCCGAACGTCTTCCGATTTCTGATAAAGCGTTTTCTGCGTATTTGGCCGGGCTTATTCGTGGTGACTTGTATTGCTGCGTTAGTAGTCGGCCCAATTGTTACGGGTCTTGATATTAAGAGCTATTTCTCATCGCTAGAATTGCTAAAATATTTTTCCAGCCTTCGACTGACGCACATGGCGTTCTATCTGCCAGATGCATTTGCTCATAATCCGTTTCCGAAGGCGGTAAATGGTTCGTTATGGACGATTCCGCTTGAGGTGCATTGGTATTTCGTACTTGCGATTGCAGGCATCATAGGGGCGTTGCGCTGGCGTTGGCTGGCTGTCTGCGGTGTTATTGGCGCTGCCATTTACCATTTTGGTATCTACAACGGCAAAGCAGATGCGCTTCAAAATCTGACGCTAGAGTATGGGCTATTCTTTCTTGCCGGCGTACTGTTGCAACTGTTTCGAGATTGGTCGGCTGCTCGACAGAACATTTTGGTCGCTGGATCCTTTATTGTCGGCGCCATCATCTTCTTAGCCGGATGGGACGTTCTAGGTGTATTGGCGGCGCTGCCATGCCTGGTGATATTTACAGGGGATGCGTCCACACCGGTTCTGAGGCGTTTTGGTCGATTTGGCGACCTCTCCTACGGCGTCTATATCTATGCGTTCCTCGTACAACAAATTCTGGTGTGGAAATTTGGAACATCAGGCCCATTCCTTCTTCATTTGCTTGCTACAGCGATCATAACGTTTGGTTGCGCGTGGCTATCATGGCATTTAATAGAAAAGAGGGCGCTTTCATTCAAACCGTTCTCAAAAAATCCACAGACTCGGCTCGCTCAAGCGTAGGATCAAAATCTTACTAGGAGGCAGCCATGAGAGCAGACCAGGTAATCAAGATATTTGAGGATTTGAACGGGGAGGGGCGGCCGACTGCGGATATCGACCTGACGTGCGCCGGCCTGGCGTGCTGGCTAGGGAATAACTGGAGCGAGCTGAACCCGGACGACATCAGAATCCTGACATCCGTCGGCGCCGTGCTATGGAGAGAGGGATTTAAGAAGAGGGCGTAAAAAATCCGGCTCGGGGCCGGATAGTTTATTTCGCGGGTGTCACGACAGCGGGAGCCGCCGGTACCTGGGCGACTCCAGGTTGACTATAAATAATGATCGGCGCTGGCTGTACTGCTGCGGCAGGGGTTGAGTTTTTATAAACGCTACTAATCCCAAAAATTGCGGCGAGCATTGTGCCTATGATCGTTACCATCGTCGCTAAAGTCCAGCGACTGATATCCGAACTTATTTTGTGAACATCAGAGCGAATATCGGCAATATCTGCCTTTGTCGCCAAATTGGGCAACACAGCATCAAATCGAGCTTCGAGGGCGGCTAAACGTTCCATATCTCCATCATGAGGCGGTCGCCCGCTAGTGTCAATAGCAGCGCCAGTAGCTTCATTTGTTGGGTGATCGGGAATATCGGCGGAATCGACAGTGACGACCTTTAAAAGCGCGCTCATTATTTTTTGGTCTCTAGGGTGATATTGTTTAGCAGGTTTTGCAATGGAGATCGGTATGCCTCAGGCATTTTATCGATAACATAATTAAGAACTTCAGGGCTACTTGTCCATGCGATTTTTATTTTTGTATCGGGATTAGTGATTGCCTCATTCAGCTCTGCAACGGATAAGTCCCACCAGGAAATAAGGCTACATTTATTGCAAATATGTGTAAATGCCATGAATTGAAGTTCATTCATGGATGACTGGCCAAGAGTTCGGACAGACCAGCCGACAGCGTTGTTCATCATAGTCAGCCACGGCAATGTTACGGTCTCGATAGGCATCGAGTAGGCCGATAACTGAAACACTGCGACGGAGTTGCCGCATGATGGGCATTTTCGCTCATGAAACTCAACGGCAGATACCGGTTGATTTGTCTCGGATTCCAAGGAAAATCCTTTTTTATTTTCCGATCTGTTCAAGTCTTTCTTGCGCAGATCAGCTACTTCATTAAATGATATTTTTTTCTATTGCCTAGAGCGGTAGGGCTTTAACTGATCGTTCTTTAGAACGTTTTTCCGGCCATGCACATCTTTAATGTGAAATCATGGAATTCGCCTGCATTATGACCGTATAGCCCTTCCCCATAGAATGCCGCTCCGACGGTCCGCAACAATATCGTTTCCGTACCCTCGGAGCCTTTATAGGACTGGCCGTCTGGCCCGTAGGCTTGCGATGAGGCCCAGTCGCTTACATATTGGAAGGATCGGCCAGTTTCTTTTAAATTAAAAATAATGAAAGCGTTCGACGCATACGAGCTGCATGCCATTGTCCGCAGGCCGACTTCATGATTTTCGTCCTGCTTTGCTTGGATTTCATTCTGCTTCGCCTCTTCACGTTTTAGCCGATCGCTCGAATACCAGGTGATTTTGAGAGGAATCGTCGGTTCTTTATTATCGAGAAGAACACTTAAAACATTCTTTTGCCCCGGATCGCGCAGCTCTAAGCGAACTGCACCTACATCATTTTCGCCATTGGCAAAGCTAAATTTTCCGTAGCAATTTAGCGCGGCGCCGAGACCAGTATCTATGACCTCGCCATCAACGGAAACAGCGTCATAGGCAGCGTTTTTGAAATAGATTTCAGCGGTCGATATAGGAGAAGTAGGGCCATTTGGTTCGCCGACCATTGAATTTAAGGTATTGATCAATTTGCCGTTTAATTCTGGCCGAGAACACGCGCTTATCGATTTTGGCGTGAGCGGGTTAGTCGCATCAAATTGTTGGCTTGGCCCGACGCATCCGCTCAACATAAAAATTGGCAGGGAAAATAGAATCAAGAATCTCATTTAATCATTTATCCAGGATCTGTTTTACTAGTTGCTTAATTTCTCTGCCGTTCTTGACCAGTTCATCCAATGTTTGATTGACCGGCGTTGCATATAGGCGGTCGATAATCTCTGCATTCATTGATCGCCCGTTGCGTTCGGCCGCATCTTTAATTGTTGCATGTAGGTCTGGCGGTAGTCGCACGGCCGTGTGAATGAACTCAGCTTGTATGGTTTTTTTCGATGGCGGTTTCTGCATCGCGCGATCTTTTCGCAGATAAACCGCTAGGTGTTGTTTTTACTACTAATATGGGACCACGATATGAAAACATTTTACTCATAATTTTGCATCGCAATATTTATTGTCCTACCGAATGAATTGCCATAACAAAACATCTGACAAAATCTTGCATCAGAAGTGATGCCAAAAAGGCATCTTATTTGCCCTATAGGCACAAGAGGCCGACGCGCATAGTTGAATCAAAGGGAGCACTAAAAATATTAAATGCCCCAACGTTGTGCGCTCCAGTTTGTAGGAATATACTGGGGTTATAAACAGTGCTTTTGTTCCCCGCGGCCTTCGTCCAGAACCACAAAAGCGACTATCGCCTATGCTTCGTGGAGTACTGAATGCTGCTCGTAGAACAACAGGAAATAGAGTTAATTCATGCGTTACGCGGTATGCACCCAGAAGATCAGATTCTTCTATTGCTACATGCCAAAACCAGAGCAATTGCTTATTTTAAGGAACGGCCTAAGTTACAACTCGTCAGCATCACGTCTAATCCATCGCAAGGCTCCACGCTTAGCAGCGCCACGAGCAAAATCTAATATGTTGGCGCGTCCACGCTTGTCCGATTGCTGCATCAGGGCTATTACTTCAATTATTTCATCTGCTGTAACAGCATCGAGGCTTCCCGATTCATTCGAGTCAACGATAGTCAAATTCAATTCCGCTAACTGGTATTGACTAGGGTCTGTCACGGAAAGGTCAAGAGAAGTTAGCGCAGCCAGGTCGACGCCAAAAAATTTGGCCAACTTCGGCGCAAATTTCGAGACTTTCGATTTTCTCTTTTCCAGCATAAAAATGTTTTGGCCGTCTGTTCCGACGGCAGTGCCGACCGCGTCATAAGTCAATGACCGTGCTTCGCGCAAAAATTTAACGTTCTCTCCGAGTCCCATTCGCGGACTGTATAAACATCTGTGTATTTTGTCCATAAACAGTAGTTGACTTAAATAAACAGGTGTTTATAATCGAGGGCATGAACCCTCTTACTAAAGCAATCGACACCTGCGGCGCAGGGCAAGCTGGCTTCGCCAGGCTGATCAATGAATCCCTTGGGCTTTCTGGCTCGGACGCCATCACGCCACAGCAAGTCTGGAATTGGCTTAATCGAGGCGACGAAATTCCTGCTCAGTATTGCCCGGCAATCGAAAAACTTTGCAGTGGGAGCGTTTCTCGAAAAGATTTGCGCCCAGAAGACTGGCAAAAGATTTGGCCTGAACTCGCATCTGCAACGACTTAAATTTAATTTCAACGCATGAGTTTTCATGCGTTTTATTTTGCCCAATAACCGACCTTCAACCATAGTCAATTCACATGAGTGTCCTTGAATCTACTCTTGATCTGCGCGTAAAGCGCCCACTGAAAAGCCATTCTCCGCGCGATTGGGAGCATTGGACAAGTGAGGCAAAAGTCATTGCCGACACGCTCAAGAATAGTGGGCTGCAAGACAAGACTGTTGCAATCGAGATCGATGTTGATTCGGCGATTCTTTCAAAGGCGCAGTCTGGCACGGCGCGCCTTTCTGAAAAGCATATGGATGCCCTGATGGATGCCTGCGGCAGCGAAGCATGGCTTCAATACTGGTTACTCAAGCGTGGCTATGACCCTCGATTCCTGCATCGCATTGAAACCGACCTGCAGCGCGAGAACCGCGAATTGCGGGAGCGCCTGGAAGAAATCGAATCCGAGCGCGAAATCGAATTGCGCCTAATTTCCAAAATCCGGATGACCGCATGATTACCGCAGATCCATCCAGCACCGCAATGTTTCGCCAAGCGACGGCGAATTCAATTCCGTTTGTCCACGTGCGCAAGCTGTGCGGCTGCGGACGGCAGGTGACTGCTCGCCAACTTTCGCAGCATGGTAAATGCCCGGTCTGCGTGGGCGATGAAAAGGTGGCGGCATGAGTACCCGCGAAAAATTACTGATGACCGCGCTTCTGCTGCTGATCTGCGGCGCCGGCTGGTGCATCTGCGAAGCCATCTATTACACATTCGTCTTTATTTTCAACCACGTGAGGGTGCATTAATGAACGCAATCCAAACAGGTTTTCAATTAAAAGAGCAGGGCATGTCGCAAGCCTTAGCACACGCCGAGGAAATTGACCCGTCATGGAGCGAGAAGGCATACCGGTTTATTTGTGCTTTTGCGAATGATGGCAGCGAGTTTCGCGCCGAACAAGTTCGCGCCTATGCTGAAGCACGCGGATTTCCGCCGGCGCCGTCCGCGCGCGCCTGGGGATCGATTATTGCCAAGGCGGCGTGCGCCGGCATCATAAAACGTGCTGGTTTCACCGCTTGCGACAACGCCAAGGCACATGCATGCAATGTGTCGATTTGGATAGGCGCATGACTGAGATCGTGCTTACCAAAGCCGCAAACGGCGTCTTGCTGCCTGCTGACCAGCAGAGCGCTGAATGTATCGCCAAGATGAAACTTGGTGCCGGCATCAAGATGAAATTCACGAAACACAACAACGTGAAGTTTCACCGGAAGATGTTCGCGCTTGCCAATTTGGCTTATGAAGCGTGGGAGCCGTTGGAAACGACATATAAAAATGAAATCGTTGCCAAGAACTTCGATCAATTCCGCGAAGACATCACGATCCTCGCTGGCTTCTATGAAAGTCGTGTACGCCTGAACGGTGAAATCCGCATCATCGCCAAAAGTTGGGCATTTGAGTCGATGGACGATATCGAGAAGGACAGACTCTACAACTCGATCATTAACGTCGTGCTGTCGCGCATTCTCACAAAGTACACCCGCGCCGATCTGGATGCTGTTGTTGAATCCGTGCTGAGGTTTGCATGACCGACATCAAGCGGCCAGCCATTCGATACCACGGTGGAAAGTGGAAATTATCTCCTTGGCTGATCTCTCACTTTCCTCAGCATCGCACCTATGTTGAGCCATTTGGGGGGGGCGCGTCCGTGTTACTCCGTAAACCACGTTCATATGCCGAGATATATAACGACCTCGATGGCGAAGTCGTAAATCTCTTCCGTGTACTGCGGGATCGCGGCGAGGAGTTGCGAGCTGCTTGCTGGGCGACACCATTTAGCCGAGAGGAATTCAAGGCTGCATTTTTCGAATCCACGGATCCATTGGAACAAGCTCGGCGCACCGTAGTGCGGTCATTTTTTGGGTTCGGCAGCGCATCGGTTACCGAATATAAACACAACACCACGATCGGCCGGCCAACAACTGGATTCCGTGCGAACAGCAACCGATCAGGTACTACGCCAGCACATGATTGGGCAAATTATCCCGATTGTTTGCCCGAAATCATTGAGCGTCTGCGCGGTTGCGTTATTGAAAACCGCGATGCAACTGCCGTAATTCGGCATCACGATACCGCAGAGACGCTAACTTATTGCGACCCGCCTTACGTTGCAGAGACACGCGACGCGGGGAAAGACTATGCACATGAAATGACCGTCGATGATCATGCCACCCTGTCTGCGACATTGCATGGCGTCGATGGAATGGTGGTTATGTCCGGCTATGCCTGCAACCTTTACGACAAAGAACTTTATGCTGACTGGCGCCGATTTGAAAAGCCGGCATTTGCTGATGGTGCGCGGCCACGGGTAGAAGTAGTTTGGTTGAACCCCGCTTGCTGCGAAGCGCTGGATCGCGAAACATCGCAACAGAGGATGTTTGCATGACAAACCATACCCTGGCCGCCATCGGCGAACTGGCCATCCAGTTGCAAATAAAAATAGATGCGAAGAACGCAGCACGTCGATTGCGTCGTGAACTGCTTCTAGCGTATTCAAGAGAGGAAGGCGATTACTACGAATTGTCTCCATCATTTTGCACAAACCGCGAGCCAGCAATTGACGCTGCCCATGCCGCATGCAAGGTGGCAGTGAGCGAATCGACCGCTGCGCGCTGCCGGCTGCGTCGCGCTGTGCGCAAATTCATGGCGGCCGCATGATTTCCCATATAAACGATCAATGGCTGGATGCCTTGAAGATCGGAGATATTGTCTACGAAGGCGGCAATCCGGCCCGCGCTCGCGTGGTGCGAGAGGTAACGATGGGGAAAAAAGGCCTGCTTCGGTGCGTTACCTTTTCCATTCGCCGCAGATCTTGGACCGGCCGATGCTTCACGATCGTTACACGTACGGATCTGAAAACGCGATGCTTCACGCCCGCGCGCGCAAGGGTTAAGTCGTTCACGCTGCTCGATAAGATGATCGCGCACGACATTCTCTATTGGGATAAGAGCAAACAGCGAGTCAGACCTGCTGATGTGCGAGGTATCGCATGAACATGGTCGTGCAACCATTCCTTACGACAGACTCGCCTTGGGTCGAAGTGCGCGACGGAAATCAGACTGCCAGGTCAATCTTCGACCGTCATTATTCTCGGCACCATTACAAAGACGGCCGCGATCAGTCGCGCTTCGTCGGCCCTGGCCAGCGCATGGTGCTGTTGACGCCTTGCGTTCGCGCTTTGCTCGTCTGGCGCAAGTTCATCAGCCTCGATCATCAGGAAGGCGTGAACTGCGCAATTTTCAGAAATGAAGGCGCCGGCCAGTCCAGCACATTGCTGCGTTCTGCCATGGCAGCAGCTTGGAGGCGTTGGCCAGGAGAGCGGCTTTATACATACGTCAATCCGCGCGCAGTGAAGAGCGCGAACCCAGGCTACTGTTTCAAAGTTGCCGGCTGGTCGCTGTGTGGGATTACCAAAATGAAGAAATTGCTTATTTTGGAGATTCGGCCATGAAGCGTTCAGCCATGCCCCAATCAATCAAACCGATGAAACGCGGCGGTTTTGCTGCGCCAAAAAAATTTATTTCGGTTTGTAAGACGATTCCGGCACGTCGTGAGGATTCTCTGTCGGCATCGTCGGTTATGTCTGTCAAGCAACGTAAGCCGATGAAGTCGAAGCGCAAATACATCCCGCCGGCTGAACTTGCACATTACCGTGCCGTTGCTGCACTTCCATGCGCTTGCTGCGGGATTGTAGGGTACTCACAGGCCGCACATTCAAACCGATCCGAAGACGGCAAAGGCTTGGGCCTTAAAGCGAACTACCGCGCCACGTTCCCGCTGTGCTGTGCGCGGCCGGGCGAGGTCGGATGCCATATCCGTCACGATCAATTAATTGGTATGACGCGTGAGCAGGCCGATCTTCGCACGATCGATTACATCGCCAACACATTATTCCAATTGGGGCTTCGCCATGACTAAGCGGCCGGCGGCGAAATCCGAACTGGAAGAAACATTTGCCCTGCACTGCAAGGTCGACAAGATCAGCGTCGAGCGAGAGTTCAAGTTTCATCCGGATCGCGCCTGGCGCTTTGATTTCGCTATTCCCTCCAGGAAGATCGCCATCGAATGCGAGGGCGGTATCTGGAATGGCGGCGCGCACACGCGCGGAAAGCATTTTCTGTCCGACATGCAAAAGTACAACGAAGCGGCAAAACTCGGCTGGTTCATTTTCCGGTTCGATATCGATGCGATAAAAAGCGGCCGTGCAATCCAATTCATGTTGTCTGTTTTAGCAATTAATAAGGTGCAGTAATGCGTGATTACGGCAAGGTCTATACGGCATTCTGGACAAGCGAAGATGTCCGCGCCTTGAGTGAGGATGGTCGCACTCTGGCTTTGTATTTATTGACATGCCCGCATGGAAACATGATCGGGTGTTTCCGT